CAGTAACCTGAGTAACTAATATATGTGATTGAAAATATCATTTAGTTGTTTGACAATGGAATTGAACTTCTTTATTAGTTTATGTTGATTGAAGATTAGAAGCAACAACAGCTTGGGCTAATGCTCCAGTATATACAAGTAATGTTAGGTCAAATATATGAACTAATGAATATACACCTTGAACAAGAATAGATTATTTTAATTGAATTATTGAAAATCCAATGATATATAACAAAGCTCTTACACAAACAGAAATACAACAACTTTACTATTCTACATTTACTTCATAACTAACTTACTATGAAAGAATTTTTAACATATAGACCTACATATTTAAACCAATGAGCAGGTAGATATACATTATCATATTTCTGTGACCAACAATATTCAGATTATGTAACAGCTTGAATTACAAGTATTAAAGACTGTATTATTTCAGATGACAGATATACAAAAGAAGTAATACCTTGAATTAAAAATCTAAGAAGATTTGCAGTGCTAGAAGCTAACTGAATTGATGTTAATGAATTTCTAAATAATGTAGTTAAGATAGGTGCGAGTTTCGATATAAATACTTTCTCTACAATAGAAGAAGCAAGACAATGGATTCGTTCTAATTGCGATTTGATTGAGACTTCAGAGTGAAAGTTTTTACTAAATGAACAGAATGTTTGATTAGATTGAAACATAATACCAGCAGAATACCTTGAAATATTTTAAATATGTATATAATATAATATATATTATAGCATAATAAAATATATGAAGATCATACAAGTAAATAAGTGAGATAAATACTGACTGCTTAAGGTTTTAGAAGATTTATGATGAAGAAAAATTAAAACTAAGTGATGAAATATTGTTTCAAAAAGATATATTAAGTGTTTATGTGAATGCTGAAAAGTTTGAGAATATAGGCTTTCTGATTTAAGAATTTGAAATACTAAATGATGCTGATGTTTAAGATGAAAGAAAAACAAGACACATTGACTAACAAATTCTAAAATATATCATATATGGTTTCTAATGAAACAAAGATGTAATAATCCAAATAAACAACACTACCATAGATATTGATGAAGATGAATTACTTATGATAAAAAATGGGAAACTTTTGAATGATTTTATGAGGATATGAAAGAGTGATATAAAGAACACTTAACAATAGATAGAATAGATAATAACTGAAATTATTGTAAAACTAATTGTAGGTGGACAACACAAAAAGAACAATGTAGAAATAAAAAAAATAATGTTAATTATAAAGGAAAACCAATTTCATATTGGATTGAAAAATTATGATTAACACAAAATGTATATTCAAGATTATCTAGATGATGGACAATAGAACAATCTTTATTTTGAAAAATATAAAATATAATTAGTGAAGCTTGAGAATTTATGTGAGAAACTATTGAAGCACAATATTTAGTAATAGATTAAGTATGAAATTAAAATTTCTAACAAACAATTATATTGTTTTATTAAATGAATTTGAATTTTATTATAGATGACAATTAATAACAATACCAAAAGGATTTATAAGCAATGGATGAAGTATACCCAGATTACTCTGGGTACTTTCTCATCCGTTCTTATATCCTTTTTTAATTGCATACTTGATTCATGACTTCATGTATAGTAATAAATATCCATATGAAATAACTAGAAAAGAATGTGATCGGTTCTTTTTACATAACATAAGTTTACATAATAAAGGAATTTGACTAATCTTTTATTTATGAGTAAAATACTGATGAGCGAAGAATTTTAAAAGAGATTTACCGTTTAACAAAAAGGAGATCAAAAAATTTAGAATCAGTAATAAATATAATTCATGACAGGACAACATATAGATTATTCATTAGTGGACAAAGCGATATCTAATCCAGATTTTTTTACAACATTAATATTATTATTCATATTTATATTTTTAACTACAATTGTATTAATACCAATTATAAGATGAAACAATAAAAGATATGATAAATTAGTTGAAGTATTTGAAAAACATTCAGATAATGATGATATGGTTCTATCAAGTATTTTAAACGAGATAAAGAATCATAATGATATATCTAAAGATAACTTCCAGTTTCTTAGAGAGAATTTAAATAACACTACATTAACTGATGAACAAGCAGTTAGATTATTTAAAAGTGAGATGTGGTTAACATCAAGAAAAAAATTAAACTTCTTAAAGGATATATTATTAAATAATCATATAGCATGAAGAGAAGATTTTATTCATGAGAAAATAACATTATGATTATCTACATATAGTCAAGAATATTTAATTAACTTTAAATGATATACAACGAATATTTGAGATTTATGAAAATGGTTATATAATAATTTTGGTACTAATGAATTTAAAGCTTTTGTAAAAGAGGTTGCAGATGTAATGTTTAGAAAAGAAGAATGAGATAAAACTTCTATTATACATAATAAAATGGCAGAGATTAGTTTATTAATGGAGACACTACAAAATAAACTAGGTTTAAAATTAAAGGATGATTTAGTTATTAATTCAAAATAATTATGAAAGAACATTGATCAAAAAATTCATTTTGAGAACTTGATATTAATGGATTACAAGAAGACTTTTTAAATGATGAAACTTTAGCTTTAAGCTATCTTGAAAGTAAGTTTGATATAAGTGTAGTCGATGATATTAAACAACGTGTGAGATGCCAATTATTAACTGATTGAGAGTTATATCTTAACAATTAGATCATGATAAACGAAATAGAACAACATGCAATAAATACAATTGATTTTCTAGCTTGTGAGTATGATACTACACAAGATAAACTTATTGATAAATTTTCAACTAGAATTTATAATATATGTGAAGAATTATGACACTACTAAGACAATCTCTTGAATTAGTTGAAAAGGAAAAAGAAAAAGAAAAGGAACTGAAACAACAATGAAGAGAAAATGAAATCCCTGCATTAAGATATAATACTCAATTTCAAATTGATGCATTATTAAATGATTTTAATTATTCTATAATGAGATAAAAAGAATACACCTACAAGATGTATTCTTTTTTATTATGTAAAAATATTTGCAATTAAAAATTTATTAATATAATGAATTTACTTATAAGCATAACAAAAAGATATGAAAATAATATATAAAAACTTTATAATAGAACAGGATGTATACTGTTATGTATTATCAGAAATTGGGATCAAGGGAGAAAAAGCAAAAGAAGATACGATAGGTAAAGAATATATATGTAATCAAACATTTCCTGCAACATTAGAAAAAGCTATATTATCAATGTTAAAAAGAATAAAAGCTAATAAGCAAGAATCAATTGAACTTAGAGATTTCGTAGAAGAAACTAAAAAGATTGATGCACAATTCTTATCTGATCTTAGAGATATAATAAAATAAGCTATGAACGAGATAACTATATATAGAGAAATGAATACATTAAAATGCCTTTATTGAAATGTTAAACTAGAAAGAGTATCTTTTATAGTAGAAGTATCTGAACAAGAGTTAGAAGCTATAAAACACGATACATTAGATAAAGTTCATTTATTATTAAATGAATTGATTTATAAAAAATATAAGATTAATATTTAATAAAATAAAATATTTCACCAGAAACAATAATATCGTACACAATGTGCATTGTTATGTGAGCTACAATCTGAATAATATCAGAGTGAAATATAATTAAATTTATAATTGTAATGAGTATATATAATTTAAATATATTAAGCTTATATAACTTAATTAGATAAATTAATATTTATAACTTAGAACTATGAAAACAATAACAATGGACTTAAAAGAATATGAAAGAATAAAAGAACAAGAAGAAGATAGGGAAAATTTTTATAGTATTTATTATAGTAAATACGAGGTTCTGAAAAAAGAGTTTGCAGAAAATATTAAAGAAAATACAAAATCACATTTTATATTTTTATATTTAATACTTATCATAGAAACACTTTATATATTATTAACTCAATAAAAGAATATGGAAAAAATTAAATACATCATTAGTTATGAAATTATTGTAGAATGACGAATATTTAAATATACTGATTTTTGTTATACTAAAACTATAGATGAGATTATAGATGAAATAACTAAAAAAGGTAAAGTTTATATTACTATGATATATAAAGAATTTTAATTAACTAAATACAAGAATATGAAAACAAAAGAAATAAAATTTCAAATTAAATCTATATTTTGAAATGTAATTTTTACATCATATAAATATTATAATATAAAAGAGGCTTTAGAGGAAGCAAACCTAAGTGGAGCAAACCTAAGTGAAGCAAACCTAAGAGGAGCAAACCTATATGAAGCAAACCTAAGAGGAGCAGACCTAAGTGGAGCAAACCTATATAGAGCAAACCTATATAAAGCAAACCTAAGTGGAGCAGACCTAAGTGAAGCAAACCTAAGAGGAGCAGACCTAAGTGGAGCAAACCTAAGTGAAGCAAACCTATATGAAGCAAAACTATATGGAGCAGACCTATATAAAACTACTTTCTATGGTAAGTGATGAACTCAAAAATTAACTAAAACACAAGTACCTGTATTTTTAGAATCTTTATGATTTATAATTGAAGAATAATTAACTAAATAAAAGAATATGAATAAAAAAGAAAGATTTATGTATTTAAGTTCTTATTATATAGAACTATTAAATGCTAAAGAAGAAATAGAAAAACAATGACTTATAAAAATTACAGTTGGCGTAGAAAATATGATTAGTTTTTCACTATGAAAAATAGAAAATGTAGATAAATTATTTAAAACAAGTTTAAGAGATACTTTAAATAAAGCTATTATGGAAGTTGAAATAGAAATAAATAAATTTATAGATAACCAATTACAATAATATATATGTTAAAACTAAAAATACTATTACATCAAGCACAGATAGAAAAAGCTATTGAAACAGCTGAATTAAGTGTGCAAGCTAGAAGTATAATTAATAATATGCAACATCTTATAGATGAATTATTAATTGAGAATAGTGAATTAGAACAAGCTTTAAATGAAGAGGGTTGAAATAGTGGAATTGGTAATTTATAATAAAAGAACTATGAATGAAATATTAGATAGTAATAATTTAAAAACTACTATTAAACAAGTATGTTCTGATTGTTGAATAAAAGCAAACGAACAAACTCAAATGGAAAAGTTTTGAGAAATAAATTTCCCTACTAGTTTTTCAATATCTACATATCATAAATGAAAAAGAATATGAGCATTTGTAAATAAAGAATATGCAATAAAATCAAAGATTGATATTCAAGACTGTGAATTATGATTACTTAATTTAATCGTAAGAGAGAAATAATTGAATTAATAGAACATTAGATTATAATAAATAAGTTCTAATGTTTGTGCATTATTTTATTTGATAATTATATCACATGGTTATTCCATCCGAATTATTGAACTTAATTGTAGCATTAGCTATAACTTCTACTTATTACCATATTAAACATTACTATCTTGTTAAAAGGATATATGCTTTACATGATTGATTAGAAGCAGAAATTGAATCGTCAATACTTCAAGAACAACACAATAAATATAATTTACAATATATCTATAATAACCCTTGAGTTATTAAAACAATAAAAAGAAAATTATTCTTTAAAAATCAATTATGAAAATAGGATTATATAATCAATTATTAGACAAGTATTCTAGTCAATGATGCATAGCATACTGACAAGCACATATATTTTTACTTGATTATTACATTCAAGTAGAAAACAACTTTTTATTAAATACATTAAAGTCATGGGAAGCATTATCAATATGGTCATCTAAAGAATGAGGTAGATTTGATAAGTTATATAATCAAACAAAAACAACTATAGAAGAAAAGCTATGATTAAACTTTAGTATAAAGGTCTGTAACGTTGATTGATTAGTAAAAGGTACTTGCTATGGGCTATGAATTATAAAGTTCAACAGAGACACAATAAATGCATTCTCTGATTGAGTTCTAACTAAGCAAGAGATAAAAGACTTTATTAAATCAACTAAATGATCATGACATCATTTAGTATGGAAGAATTGATATCTAATAGATAGCTATACATCTAAGGTAATAAAATGTTCACAAGATGCATTAAGACAATTAATTAATATGTGAGCTATCTGGAATACATTCAGAACATTTAAACCAGAAAATAATTATACATTAAAAATTACTAATTATTGTAAAGATTTATGAAAGGTTGAAAAAATGTGAAAACAATTTCTAATTAAATATATAGAAAAATGACATGAGGTTAAATCATTTTATTTTAAAAAGGCATTAGATTTATATTTCTACTGAAGAACAGATAGGTTAAAATATGATAGATAGGAAAACCTATCTTTTTTATTTGCAATTAATTTCTTTTACTTATAATGAAAATACTACTTATTAATTACTTAATATGGCATACGGATATAAACAATCAGTAGAAATGTTCTGAAAAGAAAAAGCTGACCAATTATTTAAAACAGCTTGAGTTAAGATAAAGGAAAAAGCTTCACCTAAATCTATTAGGGATCAGATAAATAAAACAAATGAGAAGTTAACTGAATATGAAATATGTAAAATATTTCATAATCGGTTAGACTGAAAATGAATTAAGCATACACATACAGCAAATGAATCTGGGCAATCATGAACTATGAATATAGTTATAATGATGAACAAAAAGAAAGCTATATGAGTTAGTTCTTGATTTCCAGATTATACAATATATCTAGAATGAAAATTATGAGTGTATACTTTATATATAGAGATGAAGAAATTCAGATGAAAGAAGTGATGATTGAATTGATCTACTATATCTGAAGAACAAGTAGCATGGGTATGATATCTTGAATGATGAGTATGAAGCTATGCTTGATTTGCACATTGATATGAAGAAGCTATTGAGTTAGTTGAAAAAACTAGATTACTTATTAATCAATAAGATCCACTACAAGATAATTTTATTTAATAAAAGGTGTGTAAAATACCGTGGTGTTATACCACACCTTTTTATAACATAACTTCTTTATATGAAGACAGTAGAACAAAGATTAGATGCAATAGAGGGGCAATGGACTAATTCAAATAATTCTTTTAAGAAATGAATTGCAATTTGGGGACATGCTATATTATGATATTTAACAGTATTAATACCTGCATTTATAGTTATTGCAGTAGTAGTCGCAATATTAGATAATTAATTTATAAAGTCCAGACTGCTAGGCTATGACTATAAACTATAAGCTAGAATATTTATTTAATAATATTATATATTATGGAAAACGCTATTGCGAAAATGGATGAATCAATGTTGGAAAGAGGTTCTCAAGTTGCTTGAAGAACACCAAGTGTCTATGATTGATTACATAAAGTATCTATATACAATCCAGATTACTCTAAGTGAGATATTATGGACATGTCTAAGGCGTGATTATTTAGGTTAAAAGAAGCTCATACTTTAGAAGATAAAATGATAGAACCATTTAAATTCTGATTACTAGCTGTTGCTAAAGTAATGAGTGGTAAAGTTACTTTACTAAATGAATTATGAGATACATTAACAAATGAGAAATGAGAACAAGTAACTCAATTCTTTTACACTAATGAATACTCACAATATAGTAGAAAGACTGATGTAATATGATTTAAAAATATGAGTAGCAAACCCCAATTCTTTACTAGAGAAGATTTATTTACAATGTTAACTTCACCTAATATCAATGGGAATATTAATCCATTCTTTACATGGAGGAAGAAAGCTGATAATACTAAATATAAATCTACTGAGATAAAAGATCAAACACTTATATTCTGACAATTTAATTGAGGCCAATATGATTGAGACTACTTTATGATGTATGTAAAAAACTCATCATTAGGAGTTACTTATAAAGCTTGAGAACAAGTTGTTCCAGAATCTGGTACATTGATGCATTCAATTAATATTGAATGAGTTAAAGCTTGGAATAATGCTACAGGTAAAACATTAAAAAGTGTATCACCAGATCAATTAGACTTAAGTTTAAATCTAGTTACTAAAAATTATAGTGGTAAAGATTTTAATATAGCTGAGTTTAAATTTGATTGATTAACATGAATGAGAAAAAATAACTTAGATGATGTTCAATACATTAAAGAAGTTAGAGATGCATACTTCATTGAAAGATTTGGATGAATGAAATCACCAATACCAGTTAGAGTAGAATGAACTAATGCTATAGTTAATTTTCAATTTGAAACTAATCAAGAAGTTAAATGAATGATAGATGAAGCTATACAAGAAACTGATGTTACTGAAGTATTTGAGAATCCTAAAACTCAAGCAGTTCGTAATGAAGTTACAATAAATCAAGTACCATTTTAACATAAGGGGATTAGTCCCCTTTTTATTTATAACATAAACAAATGATTACAAAAATAAAACAAATAATATTTACTGATAAGAAAAAGGATTGAACATTATTATCTAATGCTGCATGACCTTTTAAAATGTTACATCTAGAATTAGAGGATTGAAAATTTATTTCTAAATTCTATAAAGCTAATGAAGCTCAACCTAATATTTCTATATGAGTAGAATATAACATTGAATATAAACAAAACTGAATATACTTTAATTTGATATCATTATCTGAAATACCAGAATGATGATATAAAGAAGATGAGAGTTTTTACGATTATCCAGAACTAATAATTATTGACTAATATACTTATATGAACTTAAAGGATTTTTGCTTACAGCATAACTTTACATTGAAAGATAAAATAGATTTTGAATGGGATAGATACTGAGATGGGATACCATCAGTTACTACTATTCTTAAATTAATAGAAGATCCATGATTTGAATATGTTAAACGTGCTTATCCACAAGAAGTAGAAAAAGCTTGTGATAATGGTAAAATAGTACATAAAGATGCTGAAGATTTTTTTAAAAGAAACTGAAGTTCATATGAAGTATCACCACAAATAATGAAGTTTCATGTCTTATATGACATAACCCCTATTCACTTTGAAGAAAGGTTTATTAAAGATGGGATACAAGGTAGCATAGATATTATATGAAACGTTGGTAGACTAAATAAAGATATGAATATTGATTATAAAAATACACAGATGCATTCAGTTAAATACTTTGTTCAACTTATGTGATACAAATATTTAAATGGATTAGATTGATTACTTGTATATGCAGGTAAATGAAAACTAAAGGTGATAGAAGTACCAAATGAATACTTTCAAGTGTTCGTTGAATTAAGAGAATTATTTTTTAAACTAAAAGATTTTGACAACAATAATAGCCAAGAGAAGTAAAGATTGATTTGAAATAGTAGCAGACAATAGAGCTAGCGGATGATACAGAATGATTAATGATGAAATATGTAAATTAAATAAATGAATAGTATTTAATTGAATTGCAAATGAACCATATGTAATAGCTATTACAGGAGATTCAATACATTCAAATATAATAAAATGAGTACTTAAATCAGTAGAACTTTTATTTCAAGCTAAAGATTTAAGAATGGCATCTGACTTTAAAGATTATCATAACTTTGCATTATTTTTATTTAACAAAATAAGAGATGAATCTTGAATTAAAGAAGTAGATATAGATATGATATTTGTAACTAAAGATGTATGATTAGTAATATGAACTAAGTGATATATAGAAGATATAAAAGATTTATTATCTATATGAAGTTGACGGGAATTTGCTAGATGAATACATGTAGCTGCACCAGATAAAGACATTAGAGAATATATACCATTAGTATCTAGTTTAGATTTTAAAACAAGTAATACCTTTGATTATATAAAACTATAGAGATGGACATGACACAGGATGACTTCTTAAGAGAAGCCAAATTATGAAAGAATATATTACTTACTTGATCACCATGAACAGGTAAGACATATATTACTAAGAAATTAATAGACGAATTTGATAAACTGTGAAAGAAAGTAGTTGTAGTTGCACCTACTTGAATAGCAGCTATTAATATAGAATGAGCCACAATTCATTCTGCATTTAAAATACATCCAGGAGATTTAAAGAATATACCTAGACAAGCAATAGATTGGGAATCAATAGATACAATAGTATTTGATGAGGTATCAATGGTATGACCAGATATGTTTGATTTCTGTAAAACAATTATAGAATATTATGTAGATAACTGATTACCATTTGGATGAATACAAATAATAATAGTATGAGACTTTGATCAACTACCACCAGTTTATAAAAAAGTAGAACCAGAAGATAAAGAATACTATGATAAGTTAATAGCATTATATTGATGAGATAAGTGTACTGATTCACATTGATATAAGAACTCATGATTTATTAATATAAATCTTAATGAAGTATTTAGACAAAAAGATGAAAGACTATTATCAGTAATAACTGACATAAAGAATAATAACATTAGAGCTATACATAGATTACAAAGAACTTGATGGACATTTGAACAATGGAATAATTCAGTTCATTTAATGCCATATAATAATATGGTAGATGCATTTAATGATAAAGCATTTAATAATATATCAAGTAGAGAAGTAATCTTTCATTCTAAAGTAGTATGAAGATTCAACATTAAGAATGTATTAACGCCAAAATATCTAAAGCTTAAACAATGATGTAGAGCAATGATAACAAAGAATTTAAAGAATTGATTAATGAATTGAGACTTATGATATATATCAAGTATTAACAATTGAACTATAGAGTTTAAATCAGATAGAACTTGAGAGATAGTTTATATATGTAATGAGACATGGGAACAATATGAATACTTACATTGAGAAAAAGTTGCAGTATGAAGTTATACTCAATTACCAGTTAAGTTAGCATATGCTATTACAATACATAAGAGCCAGTGATTATCATTAGATAGTGTTATAGTTCATTACATACCTAGTATGTCTAAGGAACAATTATATGTAGCCGTATCAAGAGCTACTAATTATGAATGAATATTCTTAACTTGAAACTAATGAAACAAATATCAGATAAGAAAAGAAAACGTTTAAATGAATTCTGAACTGAGTGGGATTTATTTAAAAGAAGATTTATACAATTAGAATCTAGATGAAATTACTATTGTATGGTTACTTGAAAAAGATTAAACCCTGCTATGGTTATGCCATCTTGCTTCCCACATTTACTTAGTAAAAAGAATTATCCAGCATTCAGATATAACTTAAATAATATATGATTAGTTGCTTGACCAGAAGAACATAAAATCTTTGATAAAGCAGTTAATCTATTTAAGAAAACATTCTGAACTAAAACATTAGAGATGTTAATAGAATCTTGAGAAGAAGTAGATCTAGCATGAATGATAGATATTATATTAAATGAAAAATAGATATGATTAAAATATATTACAAATGAAAATATGTAGAACATATAGATTTAGATAATAATGAAAATAATCAAAGAGAGTTCTTTTGATATTTTATTAGAAAAAATAACATTAAGATAATAAATAAAAGATTACCAAAGTTAGATTCATATAATAAAACACTAAGAGTTAATTGATATATTATGGAATGATTTTAATAACTAATATTTTTATATGTTAAATATAATAGTATGTGATGATTGTAACACAAAGACAACATCGAAACATAATTTAAATTACTGTCCAAATTGCAGTAGTAGCAATATAATACTAGATTATGAATTGTGAGAAAAAGAAATTTGAATGCAGGAAGAGGGCTAAACAAATAGCTAGAGATCTTACTAAGAGACAGCATAAAAAATATAATGTCTATAAATGTTGTGAGTGTCATTACTTTCATTTAACAAGTAAGTGCACTATTAAGAATAAAGTATTCTTTAGAAATCTTAAACTAAGATTACAAGATACAGACTTATAATATAATTAATATATGGAACAAATAATTTACATTAAAGGAAAAGACATTAAAACAAAAAGCATAGATGACAGTATAGTTACTTGTCATTTTGAAATAAGCGTAAAGACTTATGAGAAGTTACATAAACATTATGATGATGTATTAACTCTTTTATTTACTTGAGAGTGAATAGAAGATATAGAGATTAAGGCTACATTCAATAAGGATTGAAGTAATAGTTTATCTTATCAATGAGACCATGCAATGATTAAGCTAGATATAATATTACCTAGCTTATTATTTGTTGGATATATTTTAACATCTAATATACATATTAAATTATGATAAAAAAAGTAAAGATTAGTTACCAAGATTTCTGAGTAGATCTTGAAGAAAAATTTAAAGAATGAGTTAATGTATTAGAGAAAAATAACTGATATTGAAAATCGGTTATCCTAAATACTATCTTATCTATGTATACAAGTAAGTATCCATGAATAGGTAAGAAACAATATCCTAATGGTACAGCTCAAATAATATATACTGAGGACTGAATAGATAAACAAGCAGTATTAATGAAATGAACTTGGATATGATGACCTAGTTCTAATCCATTATATAGATGGATACAAGTATGAGAATTCTTTAAAAGTACTAAGAGTACTAATGAACAAAGAGATTTACTAGTACAATTATTATGATTGAACTATGATCTATATATGTCAGATAAAATAGAATGATATCATGATTGATTATTAAAAGAATCAGAAGCTCTATTAAAGATAGCTAATTCTAATGAATGATTAATACTTCAAGACATAACAAGACTTGAATGATTATTGTTCCCTATAGAAGAGAAAAGATTCGTTGCTATAGAAACATACGAACAAACCTTAAAGACTCTACAAGACAAAAAAAACATATATAATAATGATGTTTATACTAAGAACGCAGAGAAGAATAAACTTACATTAGAGATATCTCAATTAACTAATAGTATAACTAATAAAGAAAGACAGTTAGTTGAACTTAGATTAGATTATACATCTAATGAGAAAGCTATATGTAAGACTTGTAATCAAAGTATACCAGTAGATACTAACAAGTTATTAACAATTACTGAACAATGAAAAACATTAGCATGAGAGATAGATAAATTAAAAGCTAATCTTGAATGATTAAATAATAAAATTAAAACAATAGATACAGTTGAATTAATTAGTGAAACTGATAATGTTAAACTTGCAGAAATATTTAAGATTGATTTAAATATACCACCTAAAGAAATGTATGATGCTAAAGAATTACATGAACAATCTATAAGAGATCAATGAGTTTATAAAAAGGAATTAGATATTAAGAAAGAACAATTAAGATCTTTTAATCATTTAGATTTACAAGATAAGATTGAATCTATTAAAGAAGCTAATCAAGCATTTGTTAATTTACTTGAAGAGAAAATAAAAACTACATGATTGAATGTAGAATTATTTAAAGTATCTAAGGAATGAAATATCTCTAGTACATTTAAGATAATGAATAAAGACTGAATAGAATATGCTGACTTAAGTACAGGTAATAAATTATTACTTGAAATAGAAGTAGCTATGCTATTCGTAAGAACTCTATGATTAGATTTAATACTAATAGATGAAGCTGCAGTAATAGGTAAGAATATACTTAATGATGTATTAGATAAATGTAAATGAGTACAAATGATTATGTCTAAACCAACAGCTTGGAAATTAAAATAATATTATATGGACTACAGATGAAAGTATCAAGAGTGATATATGATTAACTGACACATTATAATGAAGAGATATGATGATAATCATATATTAGTTACATGTGCTAAGTGTAAAACATTAGTCATAAAGACTAGGAAGTCTATAGATAACCATCATTGATGCAAGCATTGTAGAGAAAGGTATGCATACTACTGATATGTATATTGAATAAAGCCATGAGTGATATCATTACAATTATCTAGATGATGGACTATGAATCAGATACTCTGATTAGAACCTAGAAAAATTAAGTCAGAAGATTTCTCTGTAAGAGATTTAATTTATTTATCTAAGATAAATGAAAAGCTATACAAAGAAAATAAAGATTTAGAAAAACATACTTTACTTAAATATAAAATAAAAAAATGAATGATATAAATAAAGATATTAAATTACTATGTGTTTATATATTAGAATCAGAAGAAGAAAATTATAATGAGTCTGAAGATAAGGAGAATCATGTATTTGCTTTAGCAAAAAAGATTATGATTAACTTAATGGATACTTAACTGTATCCTTTTTTATTATTTAAAACTAAGCTTATGAATAGATTAAAAGAAATTAAAAAAGATATATATGTCTATATGGCAGAGTATGATATAGATGAATCAAGATTAATTAATGAATGATTCGATAGAGAAGAAATTAATAATTGGTTATATCTAATGTCATCATTAACTGATGAAGTTAGTACAACTATAACTATAGAATTAATAGAAAACTCTGATGATAAATGGGGACAAGTTACTACATATCTAAAATGTTCTAATGATAAATGATATACAATTATATTAGATCATAATACTGAAGACATTAGAGTAAGTTCTATAGAAGAACTAGCTCTAATAATATTACATTATGAATTAGAAGCAAGTAGTTTATTATTAACTAAAATATAATGACACCAAAATTTGAATCTAAACCTCTTTGATATTATTTAGATGAAGACTTATTAGATGAACCAGATTACTTCTTAGAAATATTAGACTAATTAGATAATCTATTTAATAATGAGAGTAATGATATTGCATATTTATCAACAGAGATAAATAATTTAATTAGCTTATTATTTAAACAACAACAAAATGAAGACAATAATAATTAATTGACCATATGAACAAGATATAGATTGTAAATATGATTTACATAATCTAATTACTGAAGCATTTAATGATTGTATTAAATATAAGAAATGAATAGAGATAGAGTTAAGTAAACTTAAATACATATCTATATCATATATTGGAAGTAAATCTAAAGTAGATTGATACTTTGAATTATGAGAATGTTATTTAAGAAATGAATATACATTAGAACAATTACTTATTCTAATAATGAATGACAAGTATATTAAAAATAATTATAAATAAATATGAGATATTGAGACATGCAAATTTGATCAATGGATCAAGCTTATATAGATAAGATATCAGATGCATATGATATAGATTATTATGATTGTGAGATAGAAGAACTATGTAATGGTGCTTCACTTACTAATAAATTAATCTATTATATATTATATGAAGCTGTAGAAAAATTATTTATATCAAATAAGAATAGGCAATTATTACAGGATAATATATATTGTAATTGTTTAGATAGTTGATTTATGATAGACTCATCTAATGTAGATGATATATTTAAATGAACTAAGAAACTTGAGAAAAATATTATAAAAGAATTTTTAGATATGTAATAAATAAATATGGAAACACTTAAACAAATTAAAGAATGATTCGCTGAAGAATTATATTCTTGAGAATCTTATAAAGATTATCCAGATGATCATATGAAACATAAAAATAATATTAATGATTATATTCTTGAATTAGAAAAATGTGATCCAGATTGAGAAGAAGAGAATCTAATATGGGAAGCATGATATGTTAGATGATATGAAGTAGCACTACAAGAAGTTATAACTCTTATAGAGAAGTCTAATAATAAATTAGTAACTAAAGATACATTAGAATATTTATTAAAGAATTAAATATGCAAATGAAAATACTACTACTGAATAATGATCCAAGTGATTCAACACATTCAGTACATATAGTGACAAACAAACAGGCTACATATATATGTCCATTACATTGTAAAGAAAATGAGAATATATATGGTAAGCTTGTTGAATTAATATCATCACATTACTTTCATCATAAAGCATGAGAGAAGTGATATGATACAGGAGACTTCGATTGATTTGATTTTACTTTACTAAGTATAAACACTTATGACTAAAGAAGAAATATTAGAGATAATGAAAACAGAAAAAGATTTATATGAATTAAATATAAATTGATTTGATTGTATTATCTTTAGATTTAAATGACATCTAAATTGATATGTATCATTACTTAAAGAATGATATGATGATTTAGATACTAATGAATTAGAAGTTCATTGATGAATAACATATGAATGAAATCTAAAAGATTTAATGATACAATGATTAACTAAAGATTATTGAGATAATAAGTTTATCTGATTTGATACAGCTCATGCATGAGATGCATTCTTATATCCATGATTCGAATATATGCTTTTAAGTTGAACATATAGAGATTATAATTATGTATACAATGAGCTAAAAGAATTAACTAATCAATTAACTAATCAATTAAATAATAAGTTAAAATTAACAGAATGACAAAGACATCTCGAATGATTTATTAAAGAGATAAAAGATTATAGTGAATTAAGTACTATGCAATTCTATATGAAGTATTGCTTCTCTTGAAATGAAGATGAAGTAATGCAAAAACAATATAAAGATTACTTGTTATTAGAACAAGCAGAAGACACTGATGTTGATGATATATTAAGCTATGAAGAATGGTTAGATGAAGTTTATTACGAAGAGAACCAAGATGATATACAACAAAGCGTAGATGAATATAAAGAACCATTAGAGGTTAAATCATATAAATCAGATAATGATTATAGTATCCATGAGATAACATTAACTTGTGGATGACCTAATATATATGTTACAATAAACACTAGATGGGATAGATATACATATGAGTTCCATTGGGGATCAGAACATATAGAAGAGAACCTATCATATCTATCAGATGAGATAGATAATTATTTTATTAATTTAATAGATAATATTTATTAACTAAATAAAATATGCAAGCAGATATAGCAACATTATCAGACTTAAAATACTGACAAGAATTTCATAGTGAAATGGATGAGATATCTAGTATAAGAGTCTTTGATGTACTAAATGTATTAATGAATTATGACAAGAGAATACAATAGAGTTCTTACAAGAGGACTCTGATTATTGTGATACAAAACTAGAAGAATATATGAAAGATAAGATAACAGTTTTATATTTATAATATATATATATGGAAAAAATAAAGACAGTATACTTAGAAAAAATATTTATTAAATGACCATTAATATCAGATAAGAACTATATGATTTCTTTTTATATAGAAGTAAATGAAGTAGAAAAAGAAATACAAATACAAATAGTTAATGATCATGATTATCAAGAATTGTATCAAAACTATGATGATATATTTAATAAATATAAATGATATAAAGAATGTAATGAATTATATAAAATAATTACAGATCATATCAATAAGATAGATGAGATACCTTGATACTCTGTATTCAGTATCCATCTATACGAACCAATTAAAACAATTTATACTTGATATTAAAAACATATGGAACAAATGAAACAATATACAATAGACTTACTAACTGAATTGGTTACAGAATATGTAAGACAAGAATGAGTATTAGATTTCTATACTTGATTTGTAAATAGTAAATGATACTATGTAGAACTAAGATCTAAAGATATTTGAGATATAGATTATTCTATACAAGAATCAATGATACCAGTTGAATTATGATACAATGAATTTGATTGATGAGATATAACATTTCAATTTGAAGAAGATGTATCTTATAGAGATGATGATGAACAAGAAGATTGCTTAGAAGATTATGAATCTCTTATTAAAGATAAGGATAAATATATTAAAGATAAAGTAGAATACATTATTTCTTTAACATGGTAATATGATAAAAAAAATAATAGACTGAATTGAATACAAGTTAGTTGTATGCAATGATGATTGTCCAGAGTCTCCTAGAGAATGGGATAATATATGAACATTAGTTACAGCACATAGAAAATTTAGTTGAGATGAGGAACTATCTCATGATTGTGAATCTATAGATGAAGCATTTGAAGAACACTTAAAAAATAAGTGATTAACAATAGATGATATCTATTATCATAGAGTATACTTAATGGATCATAGTTGATGGTCAGTAAGGACTACACCATTCTGATGTAGATGGGATAGTTGACATCTATGATACATATATGTTAGTATTAAAAAAGCTACAGATGAATTAATAATTAATGAATGAGAAACACTAGAGAGTAAAAGCTTAAGAGTTCTTAACTCTGAAATAGAAACTCTAGATAATTATCTACAATGAAATGTATATGAATTTATAATAGAGTCTAGAGAAGTAAAAGAAATAGACGGTAAAACATTTCATGATGATTGGGAACATGAAGAGTCATGTGGATGATTCTATGATATCAAAGAGATGGTAGGACATCAATCTATATTCACAGAAGAAGAGTTCCAAGAAGCTTATGATAATAATTAACCAATACAAATATGAGTACAAAATTTTGAATTAAAACAGACAGCTGAACTATTGAAGAGATAGCTTTCAGATGAAATTATAAATGAGTATATTTTACTAATCCAATAGCATCTATGTTATCAGATGACATAAATGTTATACCATTAGATAATACAGCTCAATGAATACATACTATTTGAGATATTAAAAAAGCAATTAAAGAAGAAGATAATAATTAACTTATATAAATATGAGAGATTCATTTATGTTATCTATATTACTAATAGTACTAATGATATTCATGGTATGAATTGTTATGATTAAATCTACTGATGTATATACTTGTAGAGTTATGTCAGAACATATAGGTATATCAGTTACAATAGAGGAATACAATAGTTTATGTTTCTAATTAAACAATTATGGAAAAAGTAAAATGAATTATTTATAATTATTATAGAGATTGAATCCATACTATTATAGATTATATTAAAGATAAAGCTTTAATAGATATAGATAGAGAGTTCTGAACAGATAAGGATAGAAAAGTATGTATGAATATATTCATAGTTAAAGAACTAGTTGATCTTACTAATGATATAGTAGCTAAGCAATTAGCAGAACTAAGAACTTATGTAATATCAAAAGAAGATATATTTATACATGTAATATCTAAAGATTATACAACTAATGCAGATGTATTTAATGCACATATAAAATCTGTTGTATCAGAATACAAAGATAGATATAAGTTTTCAGTTAACTTAATGTTAAGGGAAAAGAATAGTACTAATACATTAGTACCATTCGAAGAAATTATTATAACTAAATTTTAATTATGATATGAATAATAGAATATGATTCTAAGTGACTACCTATCTGTGAGATATTTGGTAAGTCATTTAAAAAAATATGAAGTCATGCATACAATAGTCATAACTTAACATCAAGGGAATACAAGATTAAGTTCTGACTTGATATTAAGAAATGAATATGTTGTAATGAAACTAAATTAGTTTTACAACAACATTTAAAAGATAACTATGACTTAGTAGTTAAAGATAACTTGTTATCTAAAGGTAATGATACTAGATTCATTAAATGAAATAAGAAAAAGAAATATGTATCTGAACAAACAAAGATAATGTTAAGAGAACATCTAAAGAATATTAATAAGCCTACAAAATAATGACTTCTTAATTGATGTAAGTTAATATGTTTATTTTATTTTAATAAAAAAAGATATATGAAATTTTATATATTAGAAATATTGAGTAATATTAATATGCATAAAGAAAAGTTATCATACTTATGATTAGCTTTCATTATATTACTAGTAGGATATTACAATACTAGTGCAGATTATATGCTAAAGATACAGAAACAGAAAACATATAATATAGATTATGCTAATGAACAAATAAAGATTAGTAATGAAACGCTATCAAATTTGAGATTAGAAGAATCTAAATTAGTTAATGCTATATCTATATACCAAGAGTGTGTAAAGCTTAACACAGTCAAAGATTTACCTGTTAGCTGTGAAGATATAACTATTGATATACAATGAGAATTAAAATGGTTAGTAAACAAAGATGGTAAGTCTCAATCATATATTACATTGATATGAGATACACCTAAAGCTAGAGCAGAGTACTTACTTAGTAAATATCCTGCAGTAGCATGACATATAAATACATTCATAGAACTATGAGTGAAGTATAAGATTGATCCATACTTAGTAATAGCTATAGCTAAAGCTGATAGCTCATTAGGTAATGAGTTACTTACTACTAATAACATAGGTAATGTAGGTAACAATGACAGATGAGACAAGGTTGAGTTCGCTACTATAGAGCATTGAATAGAAGCTATATATAAAACATTAAACAATAAATACTTAGGTAACATTTACACAGTATGATACTTATCATGTTGAGGTAAAATTAATCTATGATTAAAAGATTGTTTTCAGAATTGAGAGAAAGTCTATGCAACTAGTGATAGTTCATGGAATGTTAATGTTATAAATACATTAAGAAATTTATATAAAGATTCATCTATTGATGAAGAGTTTAACTTTAGAATTTAATAAATAACAAATGAAATACAAAGTATGAGATAAAGTTCGTATAGTAAACGAGAGAGTTAATTTTATGAATAGTAAATGAAAGGCAGATAAATATCTATGAACTATAATGACTATAAGTAGAATAACTTCATATTACAAAATGAAAGAAGATTGATGAGAATGGGAATGGAATGATTCATGTATAGAATGATTAGTAAATGAATCAACTCATTTCCCAAAAGAGACAACTGCTACAGATATATTAAATAAAGATATAGCAAATGACTTTACTGATTCATTACAATCAACTTTATATAATACAATACCTAAACCTAAAACTACTATTGGAAATATAGAACAAACAAATAATACAATAGAGACTGAAAAATATTTCAGTGATGACAAGAATACTAAATCAATAGTTAAACTAGATAAAGAACTAAAAGAATTAATAGATGTATTAAATAGATCTAGTTCAGATATCTGTTCTAAACTTAATAGGTTAAGTAACTTTAGAAGAAACTTAAATGATAAATTTGAATACAAAAATTTAGATACTATTAAAGTTATCTTAGCAGAGTCTAAAGAAATATTAGAGTTCATGAATACATATAATAAAAATAGTGTAGAAGATTTATGAAAAGATACAGAAGTAAAAGAAAAATTTGATGTAACAAAATTCTTTAATTAATTTATATAAATAATTTAAAAATATATGAGTGAAACAGAATTAGCAATCTTATGATTTGCTATGATATATGTAGTAATACATTCAATAGTAATTAACTGTAGAAACTTTGGTAGTTTAACATTATACCAAAAAGTAATAGTTATATCTTGATCAGTGATAATAGTATTATTAATGTTATTAGCAATGGATTTATAATTTAAGTAATCAATTATGAGAATAATAGAACCTTGATTTAGATTTGGTAACTTAACTGTATTAAAGGAAACAGAACCTAAGCATTTTCCTAATTCTAAATACCCAGTTAGAAGATTCTTATGTCAATGTGATTGTTGAAATATGTCAGAAGTAAGTATGTCACATTTCAAGATAACTAAATCATGTTGATGCTATAGAAGAATAGCTAAGAGAAAAGTATACGAATATAATAAAGAAACTAATAAACAAACTAACATGAATAATATACTCATGGATGCAAGTATATTAAGTTTATGAATATTAATCTGACTAGCTATAAGTAAATACTAATAAGTAATAATAGATAAAAAAGCCTACCATAAATGGTAGTCTTTTTTTTTAGTCTACAAGATAATGACTTTTAATAATAAAGACTATTAGGATAAACCTAACAGTCTTTTTATAAATACTTATGGATATCCTTATCCACTTTATATATTTAATCTTTATGATTATGGAAAATTTACATATTGTTGATGGTTCATTAGATATGATTACAGATAGAATTGATTCTATCAATGAAAGCAAAGCTTTAAATGAAAGCTTGAAAGCTTCTAATGCTTCATTAGAACCAGAACAAAAGGCTGCAATCTTACACGACTTTATCAATGCTTCTAGTAATGTTAAGGTAGTAAATAAAAAAGATGGCTCTACTTTAATACAATGAAAAGGTGTATTATGATACAATGTTATGTCAGTACAAAGTGGTAAAAATGTTTGAGTAATTAAATCGTTCGACTCAGACGCTAATGTTGTCTTCCAAGCTTACTGAAGTAAACACTCAGTGAAAATTTGAAAGTTAACTGCTGATTGAGTTAAGAGAGTTACTAAAGTTATTGCTTAATTAGTGAGTAGGTTAATCCTACTCACTTTATATTTTACAAAACTATTTTACTTATTTAATCTTTATGATTATGAATTGATTTACAATACTTAACATTAAAAAAAGCACAGTTGAAAGTGCTAGAAAAATAAACAGTCAACAAGAAGCTGAAGCTTCTAAGAGACTAAATCACACTAGACATTATAAAGTAGTAAGAAGAATAGAAGCTTAGGCTTCTACTTTTCTTTAACCATCCACCTCCCCAGCCACCTCCTTAATAAAAAAATGGTAAAGCGTTGTGCTTTATATATTAATTTAACAACTATGATACAATTAATTATGTTTATATTATCAGATAATATTAATGATGCTGATAGATTAAATGCTTGTGTGAATTTATCACACAACACTAATCAAGTAATAACAGTTAAGTGAAAAGATTATTCTGTATGAAGAATCTATCCACTAATCTGTGATACTAAAAAAGTATTTCAAGAAATACATAAAGAAGAATCTAAAAGAAGATTTCAATAGTCTTCTTTTAATAGATCCACCACCTCCCCAACCAACCACCTTAATTTTGTCTTAGGACAATAATTCCCCCAAATCTATATCATATATAGGTAATTCCCCCAAATAAAAACAAAACCTAAAATACAAGTATCTAAACATAGATGCCTAGCATAACCGTACTCAGATAGGATAAGAAGCGATTAATAACGGGACACGAATACTTGCCGTACACTATCAGTGGCAATGAACAACACAATGTTTGTTATACTTTCACAAAGTATAAAATGCTATTAAAGAAACAAAGGGGGGAAAATTTCATTAATCTTATTAAAAGATTATCTATTAAACATAGACAAGGAAGATAAGAGATTGTCTCACAGACAAACAGAAAAGAAACTCCTATAGTTTCCTTTCGCCAATATATATATAATGTCTTATATGATAAAACACTGTATTATCATATAAGACAATTACTACTATATACATTATAGATTATATAAATATATCTATAAACAATATATAAACATATAAAAAACAAAATAAAAACAAAAAAACAACAACAAACAACTACTTACAAAACAAAAACCCTAACACAAAACAAAAAACGACAATTCCAAAAACCATAAAACAAAAAACTGTACTCACTAAACGACAAAACAAAAACCCCAAATTCCGTATACACAAAACAAAAAACAACAATTCAAAAACCAAAAAACAATATATTAAAACACAAAAAACAAAACAATCAAATACAACAAAACAAACAACAAAAACACAAAAACAAAAACAATAAAACAATAAAAACAAAACACAAAAAACAAAACAATAAAAACAAACCACATATAAATAAATAAAACAAAACAAATAAATAAAACAAACCACCACCTCCCCAACCACCACCTAAATAGACGTCGAAGTTGGCGTAGATGCAGGGGTACTACATGACCCAGTAGTATAGTATAAGGTAAGTACACCACCTAAGTTTCATATTTTTTTTTAAATACACTAGATAAGAGAGGTATTTTTTTAGGGATAAATGTTATATGAAACTATATTATACAACATTTGAGTAAAAATAGGTTTTGCATTGTTAAGCCAATTGATTAACTTAGTTCACGGGCTGGAAGAAAAGTAGAATGAGATGTCAAGTAGTATAAAATAGGGGAAATAAAAAAACATCTTGGAGAGGATGTTTTAATATTATATGATATTATTCTGATATATTAAGATCAGCGTTAATATCTATGTTAAATTCTTTAGAATCTATTTTAGAGAGGATTTCAATTTTGAATTTATATTTTCAGAATTGAAGTTTAGATGGAAGAACGTTTAAGTGTAGGTTATTATTTTCTAAGGCTTTAAGTGCATCGTTCATTGAGATAAATGATTCATTAAAGTAAGAAGAAAGATATTTAATAATAGAATCTTGAATATTAACATCTATCATTCTTTTAATAGATTTATTAAAGTCTGCAGAAATATCAGCTCATTCTTGTATGAATGAATTTTGGATAAAATCAGCAGTAGCTTTTTCAGATTTAGCTACTTCTATGGCTTGTTCTTCAGCAGTAAGTTCTCTAGTAGATTGATCTAGATTAGATAATCAATTTTTATTAGAATTAGCCACTTCAACGTTAAGGGTATTATTTTCACTTTGTAAAGATTCAGTAGGTGATTCAGTGTTATCTATAGCAACACTTTCATTAGAGCTCTCTAAGACGATGTTTTTAGATTGTTCTTCTGGAGTAAGAGTTGGAATATTATTTCATGTCATATTCTGTATGTGTTAAATAAATAAGTATGTGTTAAATAAATCTTTATATGCTCAATAAAAATTAATTCTTTTTATTAAGAGATTCTTTAGTTCTAGTGGATGCTTTAAATTTAATTGATTTAGAAGCAGGTAATTGTAAAGGTTCTAGAGTTTGGGGATTTATACCAAGTCTAGCAGGTCTGTATCAAATAGTAAAAGAACCGAATCAGTAAAGATTTACTGTATTTTCTTTTATTATTTCATCTGAGATTGTATCTAGTAATCTCTCTAAAATAGTAGAGACTTGTTTCTTAGTAATTCTTTCATTACGAGGAAAACTATCGTGTACTATCTCTATTAATCTTTTTATATTCATACAATTGTTTTATGGATAAAGTATCCTTATACTAATAAATAATAAAAAGAAGTCAAATTCTTTTTACTTATAAAGAATTTGACATATATTAAATTCTGAATAGAATGCTCTTGTTGTATGAAAAACATTTTTTGATATATGTATATTCTGATATTCTACTTAAAGTAGTGAGACCCTTTGGGTAGAGTATCAGAGAATAATACCATACAGCACTAACATTAAGACGGGTCTCACAATCGTCTTAGTGTTTTTTATTTGATTAAAAATTAAATATGGAAAGAGATTTTAAATGAATATGGATACCTAAAGAAATATGGTTAAATAAAGAATTAACTATACAAGAAAAAATATTCTTTGTAGAAATAGATAGTTTAGATAATGATAAATGATGTTATGCGTCAAATAAATATTTTGCAGATTTCTTTTGAATATCTACTACAAGAGTATCTTTAGTTATTAAAAGTTTAATAACTAAATGATTTGTAAAATCTAATATAATATACAAGGAGGGTACTCAAGAAATATTAAAGAGGGTACTTAACATTTGTTATATACCCCCCTTTAACATTTGTTATATACCCCCTTTAACTTTTATTAAAGACCCTATACAACAAAAGTTAAAAGATAATAATACATTTAATAATACAGAGAATAATACAAAAACGGTTGTTGAAGATTTTTCTTCTATTACTAGTAAAGAAATAAAAACTCCTGTTAGTTCTTTAAAACATTGAACAAAAACAATAAGAGATTTATTATCTATATTAGTAGAGAAAAAAATAATGAGCGAACAAAACTTTTCAAAGTTAAATTTAAAAGAGATTGAGGAATACTTTATAGAACATGCATTAATTCATTTATCGGGATTCAAAAAAAAGTTGCCAGCAACAATGCCAGATGAACTAATGACTGATGAAGAATACTTTAAAGTATTTGATTGTTGAAGAACAATAATAGAATCTAGAATGGTATTATATTATTGAGATGATCGGAAAGAAGAATTAAAAAGAAGAAGAAAAGAGTTTGATGAACAAACAGAAGCTACATGATATGATTGATCTGATCTATTATTTTCAAAAATAGAGACAATGATAGATTGGTGTGTTAGAAGTAATAGAGAAATTAAAAATTTAAAAACAACATTCTTAACATTTATAAAGCCTAAGAAATTTAAATAATGGAAATATTCGAAACAATAAAAAAAATACCGATAGAGGGTATATTAAGTTTAACTTGAATTAAATTTACTCGTTCATGAGATGTATTATGTTTATGGGAACATTGAGAAGAAACAAATTGATGGAAAGCTTCATTAAGTGAAAATATAGTAAATGATTTCAATCCAAATAAACATAGAGCATCATGAAATCCATATGACTTCGTAAAGAAATTACATTGATTTAATGATAAGCAAACATTAGAGTGGTTTAGTAAACATTATAAGTTAGACATTAATTCAATACAAACAATGGAAGAAAGCAGAACTGAAAATTATAAAGAGATTATTAATAGGATAACAAAGAAATGGGAATCTTTACAACCTTTATCTGTAGAACATATTTCATATTTAGCATCAAGAGCAATAGACTATGATAAGATAAAAGATTTTTCTAGGAATAATAACTGATGGATATCTAGTCCTATAACAAATACTGAATGAGATTATATTACTTTACAAAGTAGAAATCCAGATCCAACTGCACAACAAAGATTTAGGATAGAAAAAAATACCCTTAGTAAATGAGTATTTATGCACTGAATAAATAAGACAGACAAAAGAATCATAGTAGTTGAATGATTATTTGACTGGTATACACTTCGTCAATACTACACAAATACAGTATGACTTAAATCATCTAATGATGGAATAGAGATAATAGAAAAAATGTTTAATGCTTGATATGAGATTTATATAATCCCAGATAATGATGAAGCATGAAAAATGGTATTAGAAAAATTCGCCAATATAGATTACAAATTATTTGATATATCTTTATTAGCAAGTAAAGAAGATTGAGTAAAAGATATAAATGACTTTGTAAAACTTAGTTGATATTGAGAATGAACAATAGAAGTAATATTTACTGATTCAGTATTCATACAATCTAAGATTAAAAAAGATTACGAGATAAGAAGTTATCAATCTTTACTAGATGAATGACTAGATGAATTATTAAATACAGATCCAACAAAAGCTATATCATGGTGATATAAAGAACTAGATAATAAACTATGATATATCCTATGATGAGAATTAGTAGTAGTATGATGATTAACATGAAGTTGAAAATCAACATTTGTAAATAACATATCTAATAACGTTTCTAGGCAATGATTTAAAGTTGGTAGGTTTACATTAGAAGACAGACAACAAAGTAAGCGTAAAGAGGAATTATACTACGCTGTATGAAAAGCAAGGAAAAGAAAATGATTAACTAATTATCCTAAATATAAATTTATGATAAACGATATAGATAATCAAGCTCAATTAAAAATAGAATTAACAGAAGCTAAATGAAATCTTTTATCAGATAATAAGAATATTTATGATGTAGTTAATAATACTACATGAGTTATGCACATTTCAAAAATGGAAGCACTAATACAAGACTTTGTTAACAAATGAGTTAACGTAATAATAATAGATCATCTACATTATTTTAAATTTGATGTAGATAAAAAAGATAGAAAGGATGAAATGCTTGAACAAATAATGCAACAAATAAATTCATTCTGTAGAGTATATAATATTTTTATTATGCTTGTAGCACACTATAAAAAGATTTGATGAGCTAGGCCAGATGATGAATCGTTTAAAGATGCAGTAGCAATAGCGCAAGTTCCAAATAAAATCATCCATGTTCATAGAGATAAAATGAAAGAAGATGCATTAACTGAACTTATAATAACTAAAAACCGTGAATGATTTACATGAGTGTTAGAATTAAATTATGATACAGATACTTGAGTGTATACAAATATTAAATCAGACATGCAAATTAAAAGAGAATGAAATAATTTGACTTATGCATAAGAAAAAATAATATAAAAGAAAGGTTTAATTTTTAAATTAAAAAAATGGATACAAGTAATGTTTTTAAAATAGCTGCTGATTATAGATTAAAGTATTTTGGTAAAAAAACTTTAGATTCTTTTTTCAATAATGATCCAGTATGAAATTTAGAAAAAATAGAATTCTATTTAAATGCTATAAGATATGTTCATACATTATGATTTACAAAAATAAATCCATTATCTCAATGGGAATCAGTAAATAAAAATGCTATTAAAATAGAAGCATTAACATTCTTGAAACATAATAAGATTGTATGAAGTAAACTTTATTGATTAGCTTCTAAATACTTATTAGAAGCTGGATGAAATAAATTATTTGATAATATAACTGAAGAAAGTATTATTAAATATTATAAAGAAGAAATAACAATTGAAGAAATATATAAAAAGAATACTACTGCATTTGATTTCAAATGACTTACTTGAGAATGATACAGTTATGAAAATATAAATACAATTCATACTGTGAAGTTAGAAACAGTAGAAGATATATTCAATTGATTAGATATGGAAAATGAATGAGATCTAGAATTAATAGAACAAATACAAGCCATAACTGAAGCAAGACTACAAAAAAGTTTAAAATGTTTCTTCATAATTTACATATATTATAAAAATAAATGATCTAATGATGAAATAAAAGCAAAAGAAAAACTTATGGAAAGATTTCCTAAATTAGAAATAACTGAGTAAGAAATGAAAAACATAATAATCCTATCAAATGATAATAGTATAGAAGAAGTATTAAGAGATTACTGATTCGATACCTATACCACCTCATTTGATAGGATTATTTTTTATTGACTACATAAAGAATTATTAGAAAAATATAGTTTATCTATGCAATTACTTTGCACTAAATGATGAGTTCATATTAATACATTATTTAGAACAATGTATTATTTGAAAATTCATGATAAACAATTATACTTAAAATTGATACCAAGAATAAGAAAATTTCTAAGTATCTACAGAATAAAAATATTAGTTTATTGAACACTGGATGAGGAAATAACAATATTAAATGAAATATGAGTAGTCTATAATGTTTATCCAAAATTCTGACAGTTCATAGTATCACTTAAAAAAACATTATGTCAGTAGAAGATATATTTAATAAAGCTAAAGATGTCGTAGGTGATGTCAAAGAATGATTCCAAGAGTTCTCACAAAATACATATAAGAGTGGGCAACAATTATACCAAGCAATTTCTAAACCAAAAGAATACATTAATTTAAATGAAGATGATTCATTAAACATTAAAGCTATTAAAGAAGAGTCTTGATTACAAAAAGCGAAATGAATAATGTGACCTTTAGTAAAAATACTTACTCCAAAAAAATTAGAATGATTTATGGATAAGGTATGAGATACTACAGGGCTTTTTAGTATCGATGATACTAAATATAAAAAATGAGTAAATAGAGATTTATTTAAACAAAATTATGATGAGAAGAAAGCTGTATATAATTCTTTACAAGAAAAATATTGAAATGTAGAGAAAGAGATTTTAAATAATCCTAAATATACTACATTAAATTCTTTTGTTAGTTCTATAGAGAAATATAAATTACAATGAATATCTGATGAAGAAGCTACATTATTAGCTCAACAAGAATATTCTGCAGCACAATTAAAAAAGATACAAAAAGAACAAGATGAATTTAATACAATAGAATGACAAACAATAGCATTAAAACAAAAAGAATTACAAGATTCATATAAAGATTTCGAAAGATATACAAAAGAAAATATTGAAGTATCTGAATGAGAAGATATTACAAATATTTGATGAAAGAAATTCGAATGATCTTTATTGGTACAACAAAAATTAATGACAACAGCAGCTGAAGAAGTTGATATGCGTTTATGAGATCAATCATTTTTAAAAGATAAACTAGCCGATAAATCTCTTTCATCTAAAAAAGATACGATGATAGAGTTATTTTCAGACTTAGAATATAAAAGATTGTCAGCATTATCTGAAGCTGAGCCTTGAGATGAGACTAGAATAAATTGAGAATATAAAACTTTAAATGAATCAATGAAGAAATTTTATATTAATCAATTTAGACAAGAGTTAATATTAAAAAAGAATAATAAAAATACTCTTGATACAGATAGTATAGAAAAACAAGCAGCAATAAATGCGTTCAATTCTTTATCTGAAGAAGACAAAGCAAATGTAAAACATAAAAAGATTTTTGATAACATGCAACAAATGTCTATAAATAGTAGACAAATGAAAAATGCAATAAGTGATTGAAGAAATTTAAATTGAGTTTATAATTTCATAGAAAGTACAATGAATGCAACTGGTTTAGCATTAAACCTTTGAACACAATCAGCAAGAGATGATGTGGTTGCACTAAGAGTATGAAATTCTATTATAAATGCAGACAATATAACTGGTTCTACTTTCTTACATGCTATGTATTATAATCCTTGAGATGTATTAAATACAATGTTATCTCTATGAGTATGACCTTGAATATCAAAAGCTTGATGAGTAGCAAAAAAAACTGCAATGAAATTAGGTGCTGAATTTATTAAAGAAGTATGAGCATTAAATAAAGCATCATCAGCAATAAAATGAAGTATTGCAGGACAATCAACTTTATTTACATTAAATCAATGAGTAAGAGCTTGAAAGTTTGCAGGTGAATCAATAGTAACTGGTATAGCACCAAATGCAGCAATCGATATGGCGATGTGAGAAATAAGTACAAAAGCTCAAGAAGAATTTAATATGTTCACAGATTTATTTTTTGATGCTAACATTGTATGAATATGAAAAGCAGGTTCATATACTAAACATGATATACTAAATGATTTTATCTGGTGAGATTCTAAAAAAATAAGAGATAACGCAGTATCAGAATTTACAAGAGTATTAAATGAACAATGAATAACTAGAAATTGAAAATCATTTGATACAAAAACAACTAAAGAATTATTAAGAGATGAAGTTATACCATTATATAATACAACTTTAAAACCAGAAGTAGCTGATGGTCTTTTTAATAAATGAGAGATCTATGATTTCGTAAAAACGAATCTAGAAAAAATGAAGAAAGATGATCTTAAAACATTATTTACTGCAGACTGACATATAGTAAAAACTAGTAATCCATTTACTTTAGTTCAAAAAGAAATAAATGATTTATTTAACGCAGGTGAAAAATGATTATTTTGAGACTTAGATAAAAAAACAAAAGATTTATATCTATCATCATTTGAAAAGAAAATAGATAACTTAAATAAATGGGTAACTTGAGATTCTTTATTAGAATGATCTAAATTAAAAAACGTTCCAGTTGATATTATAAATAAATTTAAACAAGATTTATTAAATATCAAAACGGCTAATCCAAAAATATACGATGACTTATATGATTCTATATCTGAACAAATATCTTTATTAAATGAATGATATGGTTCATTAAAATATAGATGAACTGTATCTGTAACTAATGCATTATCATGAGTAGAATTAAAGTTCTCACTAAATGATCTTGATAAAATAGCTCAAGCTAAATGAAAAACTACAGCAGATTTATATAAAGAATGACTTATTGATTTAACTAAAAAAGAAGTAGACTGATTAAAGATAAGAAAAGACGCTTGAACATATTTAATAAAAGAATCTGGATTAAGTAATGTTGTTAAAAAAAGTAAACAAGTATATAGAGATGCTGAAGAATATTTATCTAATACATTAAAATTACCAATTGATAATGTATCATATAACGCACAAAGATTATCTACTGAATTCAAACAATTAGTAACTTGATTATCTCAAAGTTCTGATGGTAAATGAATAGTAAGTACTCCATCTAAAAATTACATTGAATGAGAACTGGATTTCTTAATGCAAGAACTACAAAAGATTTTTGGAGACAATGTATCTAAAATGAATTTATGAAATAAGAATTTAACAATAGATGCTATTAAACAAGCAGTAAAAGATGAAGATTCATTATTTGTTTTCGCATATGGGTCTCTTCCAGAAGTATATAAAAAATGAGATCCATTATCAAAAGTAGAGGATGTCCCATTAGATTTATCTGAATGAAGAAACATAGTTAAATATTTATTACCATGAAAAAAATTATTAGATTCATCTATAGGATATATGTTTGAATCTATTTGAAAAGAAAGCTTCGGGCATTATACAAATAAAACAATAACAGTACTTAGAGATATATTAAAAAATTCTAAAGTAATAGATTGAAAAATAGATTATACTGATTGAGTAATGAAATTAGATGCGATAGAATCAGCATGAAAATATCAAAATGTAATAAGATTAGATTGAAACATTGATGTTTGAGTAGTAAAACAAATAGTAAGAGAGTCTTTATTTTTAAAGGATAATCTATGAGAATGAGTAGAAAAAGTTGCATCTATAGAAAAATTAGTACTAGACATAGTTAAGCTTTTCTGATATGAGTCAAATCCTTTTATTGGTACAGTTATTAAAAATGCTACACATAGAATATCAAAAAACTTTAATGCTGTAGAAAAATTAATACTGAAAGGTAATAAAGATATGAAAATGGAATATCTAAAAAAGATATTACTAGATGAAAATGCTTTCCAAGAATTAGCAAAGAAGAAAGATTTATTAAAACAATCTGAAATAGATCATACTGATAAATTGATAACTGCTGATTTTGAAAGAATAATGCTTAGGAATAAAGTTAATAGAGAAACATTAATAGAAACAATTAATAATCTTAAACAATCTGAAAGAAATTATAAATCCACAAAAGAGTTGACAGATAAAATTAAACAAGATAGAGTTATTAAAGAAGCTCAATTAGTTAAAGTAGAAAAAAATCTATTAATGACTGAAGAAGAATTTAGAAAAAAAACAGACAGTTATTTTTATGGTCAAGATATATATGACAAAATAAATACAATTGTAGATAATGCGATTATGAATGAGAAACAATCTAAATTATCAGATATAATTTCATATCAAGATCAATTAGATAGAATGCATGAAAATATAGCATTAAAAAATTCTTTATCACAAGATGAATTTGAACAATCAGTAGCTAGAATAAAAATAATAGTTGAAGTTAAAGACTTCCAAACTAAATATGATTTATTAAAAGAACTTGAGAATGATATAACTGTTTCTGAAAAAATTAGAAATCATATCAAAACAAGTATTTCATTAAACAATAGTAAATTTAAAGATACGATATGGGTTGATGAAGAAAAAATAATATCAGACATAGTAGCTAAAATGAATCTATGAACTTGAATTTATGAAAAAGAATATACATTAAAAAATAATCCGATAAGAGTATTAATAAATGAAATGACATCTAAGAAATGAATATATGATACATCTGATAATATTATATTAGATTGATTAAATAAACATTTTGAATGAACAAGTAAAGATGTTAATCATTTATTCGAAACTAATGGGAAGTTTAAAGAATTTATAAACTCATTATATTATTCGTGAAATAATCCAGATGAAATAATATGAGCTAAAAAGAGATGAGAGTTTTGAAAAATTATATGAAAGTTTTTAAATGATACATTAAAAGACATAGAAATTAAAGCAATAGACTGATTAAAGATAGTTAATGTAAAAGATGAGTTAATAGAATTAGCTATAAAAGATTTTAATATATATGAAAGTTTCAAAAGAATTGCATTAAAAGAAAATAATATAAAGATTAAAAACATAATTAAATCAGAAAAACAATATTCATTTAAGGATAAAAAAACTGACAAATGGGTAACTTATAAGAAAAATATATCTACATCAACAGATTGAATATATGAAGATCGTGTTATTAGGATAGAGGATATGAAAAAAATAATGTGAGATAAAATATGATTTATTAAGATATCATGAATTGATGTAATATCAACAATCAATGTATCAACTACAGATAAGTCTCCATTATTACTTAGTAAATTAATAGATGATGTATTTGAAAAAAATAAAGTATACACTTCATCTTGAGAAGAACTAATTGCACTAAATGATGTTCAAAAAGCAGATATAATATTTCATGCTATTGAATGAGAGAATGCTTCATACAAAATTTGAAACATAGATGTAGAATGAAAAATATTTGAAACATTAGAATTCAAAAAAATACTAGCACCATATAGAGATAAAATAAGAAAAGAACTTTGATTAGAAAAATGAGAAGCAATAATGTGAACATTCTGAGATAAGGATGCATACTTACAAAAATATAATTTTTGAGATAGTAAAAAATCTTATTTAGCGAAACAAGATGAATATCAAAAAATATATTGAGATTGATTATGATATGAATGATTGACTGCAGATGTTATAGCAAAAAGAGAAACATTTAATATGTCTAATTACAATACGTTTGATAATGTAAATATTCCTATCAAAACTTATATCTTACAAGAAGTAAATAATTTTACACAAAAACTTAAAACCTTAATTAAAGAAAGTAATAACTTAGAAGAAATTAAAGATGCAATAAGCTGAGAGGTTTCTAAAGAAATATATGAAGACATAATGTCTGGTTTACCAAAAAATATATCTGAAGTTAAATCATATCTAGATAATATATTCTTAAAAGATTTCAATGATGGTACATCATGGGCGTCAAAAGACTTATGGAGATTACGTAATGAGATTAAATGATTAGATAAAAAAGATACTACAGCGTTTAAAGATCATTTCTATTGATTAAAAGATTGAAAAATTTATTGAGGTAAAACTTTATTTAATAAATCAAAAAGCTCATTTATTATAGATTGAGTTGAGGAAAACTATGCAGTAGCTATTTGAGAATGATCTTTGAAGCTTGATTCACAAATGACAAAATATAGCTCACCTAAAACAATTATTATTAATTGAAGAGAATATAAAGCTATATGAGAAGTTAAATGAACTACTACACAAGACTTTAAAAATGCCTCATCTGATGCACATGAAATAAAAGAAGAACAATCAGTAGCATTACAAATAATTAATTGATTACCATTAGAACATCAAGAAGCTATAGCAAATATAATGAAGTCACAAATAGATGAATTATATTTTAAAACTATAGTAGAGCCAATTTGAACTACAGACAGGTTTAATTCCCTTTACAAGAATAAAACTACTCAAGAGATACAAGATATCATTTCAAATTATAAAGCTGCCCAAAGTGATGTAGGAGCATATTCTGATACATTATTATGAGCATACTCTAATGATTTCTTATGAAGTATAGAAACACTAATTAATAAATGACCAACAAAGTGAGAAACTGTATTTATGCAAGAAGTTGATCCTTTATTAAAAAATAGCGAGATAATACTTTCTCAAGATAATAAAATCATAAAAGATATAGAAGATGATTTACGTTTACAATTATCTAAATTAGATAAAGATAGTGATGAATATCTAAGAATAAGAGAAAAAATAAAACATAAAGATTTTGAAATAGTAGGTTATAGATATCCAGTAGCATCAAAATATAATCTTTGAGTATACAAAATAAAGTTAGCAGAAAAATTACCAGTTGATTCTGAGTTATATAAAAAATATTCAAGCATAGATAAACATAGTGTTATCATGAGTCCATATGCAGTATTCATTAAAAAAGAATGAGACTTTGACTGAGATCATTTATTTATGGTATCAGCACATTCTAAAAAATGAAACGTATTAGCTAAGGCAGCTCTATGAGAACCAGTATGATTAACTAATCTAGAATTATTAGATAAGCTTAATAATATTAGAAATAAACATATCACAACAAAACAAGTAAACAAAACTAAACCAGAGTATAATTTATATAGAGCAAGAATGGTTTCATTAGAAGCTAAGAAAAGTGTATGATTAATATCTGCATGAATTAGAACTATGAGATTATTAAAAAATATAGATAAAAATATTGAATCAACAATATATTATGGGAAAAAAGAGATATCTACATTAGATTTAAGAAGATATAAATTTAAAGAATGAGATGATTTATTTGACCAAGAAGCAGCTTCAATATTACAAATAGCATTAGACTTTGCTAAGTCTTGAAAGAGCGAGTTCCCTAGCAACTGGGTAAGAGATTTATATAACTTAGTAATAGATGATCCATCTGGAGCTTGATTTAAAAAATTCCATGATGAAATATTTGTACCATTATCTACATCATATAAAGCAAATGATGTAATAGATAAATGAGATATATCTAAATTAGCATTTCTAGATAAATTTACTTTAAATAAATATAGTTCATGAAAATTATGAATTAAATGAGATCTGTATGAATATTTTATTAAGAAATATATACCAGATATTCAAAAGATAAACATAACAAATGATCTATGATTTATACTTGATAACATATCTATTAAAAAAGTAGCAAAAGAAGAAGATAAAGTCTTCTTAAATAAGATAGTAAGTAAAGCTAAAGAGCTATTAAATTGAAAAAGATACTTAGAAAAAGAATCTAAACTAGATTTAAAGAATTTTTTCAAAGAAGAATCTAAATGATATAAGAACGATACATTAAATAAATTAGTAACAGAGTATAATACTCTAAAAGAATCTTGAATAAAATGACATGAAGCTATATCAATAGTTGATAAAGCATTATTAGAAGATTACGCTACTAGAAATATGTTTGCATTATATGCATTGTCTGATTGAAATTCACAAATAGTTGATTTATTATTAGCAAAAGAAAAGATAGAATTTATTAAATATTCTGATGCTGCTAATAGAGAAAATCTAAAAACATTTATGAATAAATATTCAAAAGATATACAAGAACAAAGAAGTATTTCTGATATTTGAATTATCAATAAAGAGATAGAAGAGTTACATCTAATTTTAAATGATTCTGAATGAAGACTTGATTCTGAAATTGATGATATAGTAAATCAAATTGAAATTAGAAAAGAAGAAATAGAAAAAATAGAATTGAAACAAAGTGAAACAGTAGAAGACTTTACTACAAAAATGATAGACTCTGATACAATAAGAGATTTCACTGAAGTTCAATGAGAGTTTATACCTAGAATAGATTTTAGTCCAGAGATAACAAGAGATGCATTAGAAGAGACATTAAATCAACATAGTAAATTAGCTACACTTAGAAAATGATTTTGAAAATTAGTACTAGCAGACATACTAAATAAATATAATCCATTACTTATGGAAAGAATTAATATGGTATCTAAATTAACTAATGAATTTGCTTCAAAAAGTTTATGAAAGGATTTAAAAGATAATTTCGTTGCTATTAGTAAACTACTAAAAAAAGAATTTAACTTAAGAAAAGATCAAGCTGAACCATTTATGAAAAGTATTGATAAAGTATTTACATCATCAATAAAACAAACTCCAGACTGATATATTCTTACAGTAAATACTGATAAAATATTAGATGAAATTAGTTGAATGAATGTAGATTCAGTAAGTTGATTACCATTATTTGATTGAAAATCTAATAAACTATTCACTGATGCTATACAAAAATATAGAGAACAAATTATAGAACCATCATTAGTAATTATAAATAAATTAGAATCAACAACTAAATGAAGTTTAAATGAAATTACTATTGCAAAAGAATATATAGATACTAAATCAGATACATTATTTAAAGATTTAATTGAATCAGTAAAATCAGATTATACATTTGCATTAAGAACTAATTGATTATTAAATAGAACTAATCTATTAGATAAATTAAAAACTACTTGAATATCAAATAGGGATGCATCTATACTTACAAATACTCTATACCCAGTTAGATGAGGTAAAACAGAATGAATTTTTAATGCTTTCAATGCTCTACATTATCTATTTTGATATTGATTAGTATCAACATTAACTCATCAAAAATGACAAATAATGTGATTCGTACAATTATTACCAAACTACGTACAAATCATGGCTAGAATAGCAATGCATAAAAATCAATTATCTGAAGCTGAAGCAATGTTAAAAAAATATTGATTATTAGAATCAGAAGATTTAATTAGATTATCAGTTTGATATGATAGTGAGATATCACAAACTTGATTAATGAATACTCTATCAAGATTAATAACTATACCATTTGATAAAATGTCAGAGTTCACTTGAAAAGATTACAATAGATTTTGAAAATATGTAGAAAGTTTTTTCATGAGTCCATTAACATTTTGGGATGCACCATTAGAATGAATACGTAAAAGAGCAGCATTAATAGAATTCACAAATACTATATGAATAGAAGTAAAAGATTTACCAAAGTTTATAGAGGATAGAATTGCAATGGGGTGGCATATGCAAGATATTAAGAATTTCATAAGTACTCAAACTAGAACATTCTATGCTAAGACTTGAGGATGAGTTGTATCATCATCTCAATTACACAGAAAAACATTATTGAATACTATGGATATATATTGAGATGAATGAAAATATGTTATGCCAAGAATATTTATGTCAGCAGTATGATATCTAAATGGATGGTGATTTCATAATACAGCTCAATATGTGGACAATCAATTATCATTCTTAAGAGCATGAAAATATTTAAGAGATTGAGATTTTAAATGATTTAAATCAGAAATGTCTAACTGGTTATCTTACAATAGTTCACTTCTTTACATGTCAAATAATGCATTATGACTATATATGAAGACTGAAAAATATGAAAGAGATCCAAATGATCTATGAGCATCAGAGGATTTCATGAAAGCATTTAATAACGTACTTGTATCTAGAGAAATTTTATTATGACAAATAATGGAAAGTTCTGAGATAGCAAATAGATTTTGAGATACATCTAAAGCAATACAATACACTTCATATGAATTATTAAAAAGATATACAAGAACTTTAGCTGTAGTTCCAAAAATGTTAGCTTGAGCTATTGATGCATACAAACATGCAGATGAATCAGAAAACATAGTTGAAACAACAATGTTGGCAGCTAAATCAATTGCAGACTCTATCAATAGTATGAATGATTCTTATATGAGATATATATGATTTGAAGCAATGAATGATTCATATTGAACAATTACAGATAAAACAAATATATGATTAATGTGATTATGAGGTAATACTAGTGAAGATGATATATTTGAAGAAAAAATGAAATGAATGCAATTCGCAAATTTTCAAAATACTTGATTCATGATGTCAGTTTCAAATATGATTGTTGATCGGTTTAAATTAGAAACATGAGAATTCTCTGTAACATCAAGAGCAGTTCAAAAGATAATAGAAGAAGCGTATAAAAGAGATTGATTAAAACAACTTATGACAAATAAGTGAATAACAAACATTGATTGAAATCAATATAATCTTTGAAAGTTACTTTGAAAAAATCCAGATGATCTAACTGATGACCAACAAAAAGCTATTGCAACATTATACAATGATGTAGCATATGATTACACAAGAGAACTAGACATTAAAGGTAGATGATTATATAAGTATTGAGATTTAGATAGTGATGAAACTACAGTACAAAGACTAACAATGTTAGATGATGTAGTAGTTACTGAGTTAAAAAGAAAAATGGAATTAGAGTGATTAGATTTCGATAAAGTAATTAACGCACCATCAGAATATCCAAAATGATTTCTAAAACTTCAAGCACTAGCTGAGTTCGGTTGAAATATTTGAGCAGGACAAATTAATGCATATGCTATTTATTCGAAACAATCTAAATTGTTTAAAGCTTTAACAAAAGAATTATGACAATATGATGAACAAGGTAAACCATGGTTAACTACATATCAACAAAATGTAATTAAGAGACAAGCTTTAATGGAACATGCTGACTTCCTTAATATGGATGCAACATCAGTTCATAAAGTTATAGAATTAGAAATGAAATATAATCAAAAAGATTTAAGTTCTCAATTAGAAAATACATATAGAGATAGTAAAATAATTAAAGAAGCAAATAGAATGTTAGCAAATGAATATTTAGCTACAAGAAATCTACAAAGATGAGATACTTCAGTATGAGTATTAACAACTAGGTTCTCTACTTTAAATGCATGATTTAATTGAAACGATGAAACAGTATGACAATTAATAATTAAAACATTAATTGATATTGAAAATAGTTCACAAGATCCAAAAACAAAGTTAGCTAAAAAGGCAGCAGCAATGTTGTGAATGGATAAAGCGAGTTATGGATTATTAAAAGATGATAAAAGATTTGAAGGATTAAGTTATAATACTAAGAAAATTATTGCAAACTGGATATATGATACTTCAGTTAAATCAGTTGAATATGATGCTACTAGTATTTTAAAAGACATAGTTAACTCTCAACAAACAAAATGATGATATAGTAAAAAGTATTATCCTAATAGAATATTTTCAAATTGAAAATCTGCATGATTTAATGATGCTAGACCAAACTTCTCAAAACAATTTCAACCATTAAAAGATTTCATACCAAATAAAATTTGATATATATCTAATACTCCTTGAAATTATGTATGAGAATCAATGAGAGGATATCCTCAATGATGAGCTATTAATTATTTCAAAACACCTATAATGCAAGAATATCAAAAAGCTAAAATAGAAATGATGATGCCAGAATTATTTTGAACTAATATAATAAAGGCTTGATGAAATAAAAGAGAACTTGCAAAACAAAGGAAAAGAACTATTATACTTAAGCCAAAAAGGAAAGTAAAAAATCTAAAAAGGAAGTTAGCACCTAATAGAATTCCAAAAGCAAGTAAATGATTATTGTCAGATAAACCATTTAATTATGAATAAGCAAATAATAATACAAAATAAAAAGGATTTAACTAATAATGAACCACCTCTAAACGAAGTGGTTCCTTTAGATCCAAAAAACTTTAATGAGCTAAAGCAAGAGCTAGCTCAAGCATTATCAAATAAATGAATGAATATGTCATTCATAGCTGATAAATTAAATTATGTATTAGAAAAAGCATATATATTAAATAATAAATGATATGAGTCACCAGACTTTAAAACTATATTAGAAGCAGCAAAAGTGTTATTAAAAATATATTGATTCGACTTATCAGATAAAAAGACTCAAGTAGCTATATTTAATAATATTCCAGCTAAATGAGATAAGCTTAATTTTTAATTAACAATAAATGCTGATTTGAAAACTAGATAAATATTTTTATCACAATACTGTAAATAAATATTTTTATGAAGATTATTGTAAAATAATGTCTTCATTTATTGTTGATGATACTGTATTAGTAAATAAAAATAAATTCATAGTTAACTCATCAGTTGATCAAGATTTTAAATATGTTATAGATAGTGATATTGCAAATCATAATTCATTTGCACCTTTTCAAAAGATGACATTTGAAGTATCATGAATACTTCAAGAATTACTTTGAAAAAGAACAGTATGAATTAGTTTGCCAATCTTAGAAGAATGAGCAGATGAAACAACTACACTCGCACACTACTTTAAAGAAGCAGTTAAGAAGTGATTTATTTCTGATTTGCAATATACTCTGTTTAAAACAATTCTCTTTACTTGAAGATTTTTAAGAAAATGAAGAGAGTATTGATTTAAATTTACAAAAGGTTCAACAAGAACAAATTACTATAGAACCACTAGAGCGTTTGTTACAACATATACTTTAGAAGATGTTCTCGAAGCAGAGATAAAACAATGATTTATTAATAAAGAAATAGGCGATATTAATAGAGATTATGCATACACACATTTATTAAGACAACATGCAATGTTTAAAACATTTACTTGGTTTAAGTCTGTGTTAATCAATTGGAACAAAATAAACGTAGTTATAGCGTCTAGGGCGAACGGTAAAACATTTGATGCCGCTTACATATCAATAAGAGCTTTACTTAATCCTAAGAAGTGATTTTGAGGTACTAGACCTAGAGATATAAAATACTTTGTTCCTAACAAAGATCAAATAGGTACTACATATTTTAGATATTGTAAAACATTAATATGAGATTTATGATATGATATACCTTGAAGAAAGCGTGTATTTAAAATTAATGAATCATCATTAACAATAGAGTGCTTATTAACTTGAAATATATTACAAGTAGTATCACTACATGCGATATTACAAGAGACAACTAAAAAACTATGAGAATCTCTATGAGAATGAATAGCTTGTGATGATGCAATCATTGATGAAGCTACTCGTATAACAAATAGATTCTGGACATCATTCTATCAAAGAGCAATCTTTGAAACTGAATCATTCTTTATTATATCAACGGCTAATGAAGAAACACCTATAGACCATTGGGCGTATCAATTATTAATACAATGAGAACTATGAGATCCATTAATCGCATCATATCGTGTAACTATTGATGATAATGAATTACTTTGAACTTGATTACCAGAACAAGAAAGAGTAGTGATGAGAGAAACAATTAAAGCTCAAATGAGAGATAAATCTACTGAAGAATTATATGCAAAATGATATTGTATTATATTTGATAAGAAGAAAGTATTTCAAGTTTCATGAAATATTATTAATTTATCTGAATGACCTAAGAATGATTATAGAATAATCTCACTTGATCCAGCAAAACTTGATGATAATGCTTGAATAACTGTATTCAATCTTAATACACAATTAGTAGAGAGAAGTATTAAATTAGAGAATGCAGACTATATATATCAATTAGATTATATAAAGAATCTAAAAACTGAATTTCCTAAGTCTACTACTGTATGCGATAGATCATGAGTATGAGAACTATTGTCTGAATTAGATAAGAACTGAGTAATAGATATTCGGATGAAGACAAGTTGACAAGGTTCATTAACTCATAACAAAAAATGATATTGGGTAATGTCTAAAACATTATTAATATGATTCTTAGAAAATGCATTAAAGTGAAGACAAATAAAAATTAAGGAAGACTTGTATCATTTACTAGAACAGTTAAATAATTTTGAAAAATTATCTAGTTGAAAATCTGGTATTATACTTTACAAGTGAAAATGAAAAACAAAAGATGATCTAGTTCTATCTTTAGCTTATGCAATTGCATATATAGTATGAGTACTATGATTAACAACTAAAGAAGAAATGAAGACTTACTGACAAGAATTTGATAATGCAGAAGTTTATTCATATAATATTGAAGAGACAGTATCTTATAATCCTTATTATTAATTATGGAAAAGCAAACATTAGAACAAAAAAGACTCGATAGAGAAACATTAATTAAGAATACTATTATATCTTTTGAAAATTATGTGTTCCCAAAATACATAGATAATTATAAAACATATCTTTGATTTGTATTAGAAAGAATAAATGAAATAGAATCATGGCAATCAAATGTAGACTACCCATTGGTGGCATCTATAATTGATACTATGTTCGCAAGTATATATGATTTCTGATTTAAATTTAATATAGATGATAAATGATTAAGAGACGCATGTAGTAAGGCATTTGACTTTAGACAATCTTGAAAAAGAACTATATCATCTATAGCAAAGGAAGCATTAATATGTGGTAAAGCTTATTCTAGAGATTTCTTATTAAAAGAAAATAATGTTGAAAAATTTGATTCATTATGAATAGATATAAAGACTGAGATTAAAACTCCTACTATGGAATATATTTCAGTATTCGATGTATTCTATGATAGATCAACTGGATTATATAAAAGTCCATTTAAAGTTATTAGAACCTATATCACTGGTGAAGAAATAAGAACAAAAGCAAGAATGTTACGGTCTAAAAGATTAGTAAAAGAAGCAATGACTGATGAAGAAAAAGATGCACACTATAAAAAAATAGATGCACTTATAAATAAAGTACTTCAAACAGCTAAGGATGGAGATCAAAAACCATTCAGTTTCTATAACTGCAATACAGTTAAAGATTTAAGTAATGTATCTCCATTACTAATAAATAAGATGAGAACAGAATCTACTATAAGTAAATGATATGTTAACTTACCAATGAGACAAGTAGATAGTGAAAGAGATATGAATAACTATTTTTTAAATAAAGATTCTACATCATATGAATTTGTAACATACAATACTTCTTCAGAAGTAGCATACTATGTTAATGGTATAATTCTATACGAATGAGAAAAGACTCATAACGTATGAGAGATAAGAGAAGTTGTAAATTCTGAAATACCATGAACTTGAAATGCACAATGAGAACCAGATAAAATCTGAGGGATACAACATGTATTAAATTGAATGTGGAATGCATTTTTAGATAATACTAAAATGTCTTTATCAGATATGTATGAAGTAGTTGGTAATAGTCCATTCGTAAGAAATGGTAAAATAGAATTTAAAAAATTCTGAGCATTAAAAGTTAATGCACCTAATTCAATTCGTAGATTAGAACTTTGAACAAAAGACTTTGCTCCATTAAACTATATGCAAGTAATGACTGAGTTTGGTCAACAAAGATCATGAGTTAATCAATATTTACTTGGATGACAATGAAGAGCAGAAAGAGTATCTGGTTGAGTAGACTTAATACTAAACCAATATAAATCTAAACTAACACCTATCACTGATTCAATTAATATGATGATGTGAAATATGGCAAGAAGTTGGGTGTTAATGTTCTTAAAGTATTTCTCTAGAGCAGAATTATTAAAGAAAAAAATTTCTATAGTAGATATAATGGATGAGGGATGAAAAAATATAATTTCATTTTCAGTAAATGGTAAAGATGTAAGAGATATAATCGATGAAGATAATATTACATTTACATTCGATGCTCTATACAAAGTAGAACAAGAAAATAGAAGAGCAGCATTAAAAGAAAATCTACAATACTTATTACAATATACTCAAGATAAAGTTAACTTGCCAGAATTAATGAAAGCTACTTTATGAATGGATTTTGAAATAGATAATATTTTTAAAGATCAATCATATAAAGAATCATATGTTAGTCAAAAACTTCTTGATGAAGAAGTAGCAGCAAAGAAAGCAAAATCAGAAGCTTATAATAATAACCAATCATATAACTGAGGACAATGAGGATATAAGAGTTATTGAAATAAACAAGAGTTCGTACCAGATGAAGCATCTGACTACAAAAAACAAAGCCAATACTGAGAAGAAGAACAAGCACAAACAGTAGATGAAACTCAATTAACAGAAGAGGATTTATCAGCATTAGATAATATAATTTAATCTAACTAAATATGTTTTTAGATACAATAAAGAAAGTTTTTTTTGACAAAGAAAAACAAGTTAAATATAATGATACAGAGGGGTATACATTAGTTAGAAAAATGTTCCCTTGAATTTATAGAATAGATGATAAAAAACTTCTATCTAAATTACTAGCAAATACAGAGAAAGATATCATAAAGTTATTATCAACTTTTTATCGGTCAGAAGTAAACCAGCTAATAGAACAAAAAAAATACTGAGATATAATTAAGTATGAATGAATACAAATATTAATCTCTGAACTAACTTATTTAAATACTAATCCTAACGAATATGTTGAAAGAAGAGTTGAATGATGAGAATAAACTAGATCCAACTATAGATTCTTCTGAAGAAAATAAAGAAGAACATATGGAAATGATGGGTGAAGAACAAAAATCATCTGAAGATGAATCTAAAACAGATTTAGAGGATGAAGTAGATGAACTTGATCAAATTCTAGCTTCACTAGAAGATAATGCTGATGATATACAAACAGCAGTTGATGAAGTTAAATCATCTTGAGGTTGAGAAGTAGAAGTTGAAAAACTTTTATCTGAAAACAAAAAGAAAGATGAACTTGTAAAAGAGTTATCTGAATCAGTTGCAGCATTACAAACTAAAATCAAATCTCTAAATTTAGATAAATCTGATTTAGTTTATAAAAATGCAGAGCTTGAAGCATTTGGATGAGTGCAAGATCCACAACTCATGATTGTGGTGAGAAACTATGAAAAAGCTAAAGCTTGAGATAAAGCATCTCAATGAAAAATTAAATCAATTCTATCTGACATATGGTCTGGTATATATTGATCTGATATCGAAAAAGATAAAATAGATTCTGATGTTGATGCTATTACAGATATAGATTCTTATATCTCTAAAAGAAATCCTAACATAGAGGGTAAGAAAAAAGAATGAAGCACTCCAGTATTTTAATTAAATAATAAAAAAGGCTTATGTGAAATGCAGTAAACACAACTCCTATTAGCGTACAATCATATTTAGATGAAAACGTATTAGGTAAAAATTTAAGAGTAATATCTTCAATTGTTAGAAAATTCCCAATGTTGGCATATTTTGGTTTTAGTATACCTAACCATTATAAAGATTCTATCTTAAGTGATTCACTTACTTATGAAGAAGCTCAATCAATTAACTTTAAAGATATCGGTGGATGAATTAAACCTATGATGTCTAAAGATGGTAAATCAGTAGAATGGTACGAAGTTGGTGCATTCGGTTACTCTCAAGCAGTTGATACTACTGTTTCAGTAGCAGCTACTTCAGTTGTAATGGAAAGTGTTAAAGGGTTCGAAGTTGGTGATGTTGTATTATTTATACCTGCTGTAGGATCAGTTAACTGAGTTAGAGCAACTAGAGAAATTACAGCAATCAATACTTTAACTTTAACTTTAGATTCAGCTATTACAGTTGATGCAGGTGATACAGTTAAATATTTATATTCAACTCATACGGCTGGAGCTAAAATAACTAGAGGTACTTCAGAAGATGATGGACTAAGAGTTACTACTTACTTCCAAAAATATGGTTGAAATTTTGAATATACTCAAGATGAATTAAATACAACTTATTTATTCGCTGATACTTCAAGAAGAGTAAAAAATAAATTATCAGAAACTATTAACTTAGCTATTAATAACTTTGCATATACATTCTACTATGGTAGAAACGTATCTGGTGCTAAAGCAGAAACTCAAGGGTTAGAAACTTTATTAGCAGAAAAAGTTGCAAATGGTGAAACTACTGTAGTTAGAGATTGGTCAACAGGTTTAGCTAATGATGCAGCTAAAGTTGCAGCAGTTATGGATTTCATTACTTCAGCTAATACAGCTCCAGTATATCAAGGTAGTGAACAACCTACATTCATTGCTAATGAATTAATGATTAGTGCATTATCTCAACTATTACAATCATGAGTTGTTTATCAACAATTCGTTGAAAAAGAAATTGATTGGGGTATTAAAGTATTCTCATCACCATTCTTTAAAAATGTTTCAATGTTAGTAGATCAATCATTAAATCTATTATACCCAGATACATCAGTAATATATGCTCTACCTAAACACTTAGTATCATTTACAACTAAAATGTACGATACTCCAGATGTAGCAGGTGTAGTTAAAACTTATAATTCTAATGGATTTGCAGTTATTCCTCAACCAGTAGTAACTAATGATGTTAAAGAATTTACAATCGAAATGTGGATGGCAAATATATTTGCAGGTCAAACATTCACTAATTCATATATGAAAGCTTCTGGTCTTTAGTATATAGAAAATAAAAGAACAACTATAAACGTTGTTCTTTTTTAGTCTTTTTTTGATTTATACAAATATATAATTATAATAAAATAAATATTTATTAACAAAAATAATATGCTATACAATCAATTAGAAGCGATACTGTATCCATTTTTTCTTACTAGATGATGAAATGATTTAGCTTGACCAGAAACATTAGAAAATTATATTAATTTAGTAATACAAGATATATATAACGAGGGTAACTGGTCTTCTAGAATAAAGAATGAAGAAGTTATAGTATATGTAGATGAGAATTGAAGAAGAAGATTTCAAACAACTGAACCTATTGATCAAATAATTGAGATTAAAGATCAAGATGACAATGACTTATATGCTATGGCTAACTTCTTAAAAGAATTAGACCACTTTAATTTCGAAGATAAAAACATATATTTTTTACTTACTGATAAAAGTTGATCTGCTCAAAACATAACTTCAGTTAGAATTAGTTATACTAAACAATATACATGGTATCAACATAATGTAAATTGAACTAGTGTAATACCGTTACCAGATAAATTCATACCAGTAATTCTTAAATGAGTTTATGATTACGCAGCACCAATTAATTTATTTGATTGAGAACAAACACAAGTAGATTTCTTTGGGCATTATACAAATAGAATTAATAAACTTAAAGATATAGATTCATTAAGTGAATCAACTGAATTTATTCCAGTAACTAATTATTTCTAATATGCAAAAAGATATAACATTAAATATGGAAGTATGAACACTTAATCAGATTTATGATAAAGTGTTTAATTGTGTAGCAGTTAAACCACCATACGAATGAGATAAGTGAATATATAATCAAAATTTTTTCTTAGACAAAAGATTATGATTAACTTCATATTCAATAGTATCTTGATATGAAGCTCATGATCATATAACTGCAAATTGAACAGACTATTATTTACTAGACAATGGGACACAATCAAAATTATATGCAGACAATGGAACAACCCTTACAGAAGTAGCTTGACCATTTGCAACAAATTCTAATTCTCCAAAGAAATTAGTTAAATGATTTAATGCTTGATGATTAAAAGTAGTATCATGAACTATAACTAATCCTACAAATGTAGCAGCACCAAGTACTGACCTAGCATTTTATTGAGATTGATTTGTTAAATTAACATTAAGTAATGTAACGTGAGTAGCAGTAAATCAATATATCTTTTTTAAAGATTGAGTATTAGCTTGATGAGCAAATAAGATCTTATATAAAACATGAAGTGATGTTTACATATTAGGTACTAATACAAGGGGTAAACTACCACTTACAGCTGCAGCCTATGATGTATACCCAGACTACAAAGAGTGCGTTCTAATGTGATGAACGGCATGATTATATACGATATTATTAAATTGATTAAGTCCAGCTTACAGTCATTTAATAATTACAACAGCAATAACTGATATAGTAGAATTCAATAGTGCATTCTTTATATTAACAGATAACACAATAAGATTCTCTAGAAAAACATTTGATGATAACTGTCAGTTCTATGTAAAAGATAGATTCAAAGCGAATGGTATAGATAAACTATGCCCTGCATGAAAAATATTATTTTGTAATTGATTTACTAATAAAATAATATCGCCAGCAACTGATACAGATTGAGTAATATGATACTTAGAATATCAAGCAAATTATGATGAGAGATTATTTAGTAAATATTCTTTTATATATACTTGATGAACATTCTATATAATTAACTCACAAAATTATTTAAGAATGCTAGACATAGTAACTCTGAATTCTACAACATATGATATTATAGAAAAAGAAGTTACATATAATGCTAGATGATTATTCGAAAGTATTGAATGATGAGTTATAACTACAGATACAAATGATAGGTTTATTAATTTTAATAACATAAACTGAAATCAAACAGTTACATATCAATATGATAAACAATTACAACATTGGTTACTTCATAAATTTGAAACAAAACTTTATAATTATACTTCGCCAAAGAAATGTATTTCTTGATGAGTAGCTACTGAAGAATGATATACTGATTTATGATTAGACTATTCACAAGAAGTAAATTTCATATTAAATGAACCAAATAGAATAATGATGCCTATATTTATTAGAACATTATTTTGACTTACAGGAGATATTAGAATAAACTTAGACTTAGATATCTCATATCAACTATGAGCTATGAAAAATAATCTTAAATTAGAGTTTAAAAATTATGCTTTTGATACTAATTTAGATTGATGAGCAGAGATAGATAATCTACTATGAATAGAAGAATCAAATTTTTATACATGAAATACAACTTCATTACAAAATAAGATTCTTAGAACTTGAAGATATTTTCTATTCACATATAGCTCAGTAACAAGATTTATTCTTTGACCTAGTTATATACAAGCGAAAACAAGTAAACCTTATATAAATGAATTTTTATTATCTAATTAAAAAATATGTCAGAAATGAAAAGTTGAGAATCAACAGCATGAAAAATATGAACATGAGTTTGAAAATTTATTAAATGAACATGAATAGCTATTGCTGACTTATGACAATGAATCCCTAAGAGCTTAATTAAATGAGTAATTAACTCAGCAGATATAGCTTGAGATATAGCTTGAACTGCAACTGATTTTACTACAAATGTAGTTACATGATGACATTGAACTAATATACAATCTAAACAATGATTTCTAGATAAGTTTAATAAGAAGTCTGATGATTTTTTAGATAAACAAGATCAAGTAAAAAGTATATTAGATAAAAGTAAGACATTATGAAACTGGATGAATAAACATCCTATCATGGCAGGTATGTTAAAAAACTTTTGAATAAGTCCAGAATGAGATAAAGAGGAAGTTAAAGAAGAAGTTAAAAAAGAAACTAAAGATGTAATAGATCAAAAAGATATATTTCCAATAAAAGTTACATGATGAGAAGAAACTAAAGAGGAAATTAAAAAAGAAGATAAAGAATTTACTCAAGAAGATTTTAATAAACAACAATTAGAATGAGATAAAAAAGAAACAAGAAATTCTTTTACTTGAGAATTAGAAAAAAATGATTGATATGCTAAAGAACAAGCATGAAAAGAGTTAGATAAAGCAAAAGAAGAATTAGAACCAATTAAACAAGATATATTATCTATGTTGAAATCTGGTGAAATAACTAAAGATGAAGCTAGGCAAATGGTAATATTAGCAAAGACAGCAGTATCTTGAAACTTTGATTCATCTATTTCAGATAATTTAAGAATGAAATGAATAGAATGAACATTTGAAAATAGAAAAAAAATAGCAGAAGCTATTTGACTAGAAGATTATAAATGAACATATGATCAGAATATAAAAATGTTAGAGTTATTAAAATATAAAAACTCAGATGAAATAAATAGTTTACTTGGTAATAAATAATAAATGGCAACTACAACTACATCAACAGGTAGCACAACTACACAAGCTAGATATGATTCTGCAGTATCTAAATACTGACAAGCTAAAGTAGATGCAGCTATGCGTCAAAATAAAATTACTATAGGTTGATCTGTGAATAATAACTTATGAACTTCATCTGGTAATACGGCACAACAAAATGCTAACATAGCTAAGGCTAATGAATATAAGGCATCTTGACCAGTTCCAGTTAAAAGGATAAATACTTTTACTGGTAAAACTGAAACAGTTTCTAATCTTAATAAAATTAATACAGCTCAACAAGATTTAAATATAGCTAAGGCTAAACAATTTCAACAATGAGTTACTTCTAATTCTAGTGGATCAATATTAAAATCAGTTGATAATTCAAAAAATTATGCAAAAAATCAAGTAAAATTAATGGAGGCAGTTAAGAAACTTTGATACGATACAGTTGAGAAAGCACTTAATGCTAAATGAATGACAATAAAATGAAGTGATTCAACACCACTTAATCCAGCAGAGTATACAACTCAATCATGACAAGTTAAAAGTAACTTATATGAACTTGGTAAAGAGCCAGACTCTATGGATAGACTTACAGCTGAACAATTATGATATGAAAAATCATTACAAGATTGAGCAGATAAAGTAAATAAGATAAAAACTGAAACAGCTGAAAAAGAAAATGAATTATTAAAAAAACAAAATAAAGAAAAAGAAGAAAGAGCTTCATTAAGAGAATCACAAGCTCAATGATTATTTACTAAGTATGATAAAGAAACTGAAGAATCTAAAAAAGCAATAGCAGAAAATCTAAATGCTATGAAGAGAACTCAATCAATTGCAGCTAATGCAGCAGCAGCTCAAGCTGGACAATGAGCATGATTATCTGAATGAGCGAGACAACAAGTTGAATCAGACATCGCTAATAGATTTGCAGCAAATGTAAATGAAGCAACTAGTGCAGCAATTACTCAAACACAATGATTAACTGAAGCACAAAAAAACACAGGGATACAATGATTATCTGAACAAGATAAAGTTGATCTACTAATGAATAATATGAATGATACAGAATGGCAAATATTTGTAAAATTAGCACAGGAGATTTGATTAACTAAAGCTTTAGCTCAAGAAAAATATAATAATTATTTAGATAAAACTAATGAAGAACAATTATCATGAACATTTAATAGAGCAGAAATGCAAAAGAAAGTTGATTCATGGAATAATTCATTCAATGATAAAGACTCTAGTCCTGAATATAGAGCAGCAATTATTGAACAAATTATTTGAGGTCATCCATCATATAATATATTTAGAGGTGAAATGTTTAATATGATTAGAGAATGAAAGTGATTCCAAGAGATTATAGATACTATATATGCAAAAGCAGAGAATAATTATAGACAATATACTATTGCACAAAATGTAGCAATACAAGATAAATCTGTAATAGATCCAGTAATATTAAAATGAGTTTCAGATGCATTTAATTCTTATAAATAAATAACATGACTAATAAAGTAAATCCATATGCATGATGAATAATACCAATTAATGACTGAGAGTTCTATTCTAAATCAGAAGTGGACTCTCTTCTTGCTGGATTACAAAATCAAATAAATAATAAAGCAACGGCTACTGCTATTAGTGGAACTTTCTTAAGTGCTAATTATCCACAAAAAACAATTACAATTGTAAACTGAGTAGTTACATCTATAGTTTAATAAACACGATATGGAATTAAAATTACAAAAATGATATAAGTGAACACTTAATGCAACACTACAAAATACTTCAACAGGGGAAATAGAAATTAAACTTTCTATTGCCCCTATTTCTAGTTTAGGGTTCGTAACAATTGAACCATGAGTAAACTTAAAAGAAGAAACTATATTCTATCATAGAGTAGTAGGTAATTCTATATTCGTATATTGAGTTAATAGAGATAATCCATTACAACATATAATTGGTAGTTCTATTGTACTAGCAAATAGTGTAGATATATTTAACTACATGCTAGACTCAGAACAAGCTCCATACATATTTAAAAAGTCTGTGAGCGATGTTATAATAAAAGGTGGTAAGTTTTACATAAACAATACTCTGATCACTATAAACGATGTAGACACATCTGTACCATTAGAAGATAAAGTTCTAGATCCTAATGATACTAATTATGTATACATTAAGAATAATGATTATTTTATAAGCCAAGCATATGATGCTACATTATATCCAGTAGCAGATATAGTAGTAGATGCATGATGAAATATAACAAGTATTACAAAACATAAATTTAAAGACTTATTAAATGCTTCTGGTTATGCACCATTAGATGAATTATGAAAAATACCATTTCAATATTTACCTGCAGTATTTGCAGCAATAGAAGAATATGCAACTATATGAGAATTTCCAGTAGTATGAGAACTATGAATATTATATGTAGTAATAGGTGAATCATTATCATATAGATGGGATTGAGATTCATATGTAGCTATGACAGGTATATGAGATATGTTTTCATGAAATAATCTTATTGAGCTTACAGATATGCAAGTAGCTAGAGATAATCTAAATGTATATTCACAAATAGAAATGGATACAGAATTAGATTTAAAAGTAGATAAAGCACAATTATTTGAAGTATGAGAAGACTTAATACAATGAAATGTTTTCTATCTAGGATCAGATAATAAAGCTTATAAAGCAGATTCATGATATAAAAGTAAAATTGATTTCAAATGAATAGCTACTGAAAATAAAATAGTATGACAATTTATAAAATGAAATATAGATCAAATATCTAATAACCATACATGACTTATAGATTGATCAGATTACTATTTAGATTCATCTCTTGAATGATGAGTAGCTTGATGAATAACTACAAGTCTTAGAAAGAATAGAGTATATATAGGTAAAGCTAAATGAACTACATCAATAGACATGAATAATATTATATCATTATATTGATTGAGAAATATTTTTAAAGTACCAACTTGATCTAAGATAGATTGAAATGTTACAATATCAGTAAATACAACTTTAACTAAAGATATGTATTACGATAATTTAACAATTAATTCATGAATAGTATTAAACCCAAATTGATATAAAATATTTGTTTGATGAACATTAACAAATAATTGAACGATAAGAAGAAACTGAAACAATTGATGAAATGGTACATGAAATTGAACTTGGACTATAGGTTGAGTATGAGCTACAGCATTAAATGCTTGAACTCTTTGAAGTATACCAACATATGCAAGTTGATGAAAATGATGAATAGGTTTTTGATTATGATCTGTATGATGAGTATGAACTAATTATAATTCATATAGTAATTCTAATTGAGTAACTGGTTGACAATGATGAGGTAATACTAATCCAGTATCAATTGCTTGAATTAGTAATCAAGTACCAGTATTTCAATGAGGTAATGATTTAATATTATTATATATTATATTATGATTAATAGATCTAGTAACAATCAAATCTAGTTGAACAGCATCATGAGGTAATTGATGAAATAGTTATCAATCTTGATGAACAGAAGCATGATGAGCAGGTTGATGAGCTTGATGAAATTGAGGTAATATATTTATATCAGCAAATATAATCCAAACATTATGAACGATAGAAGCTATTTGATGAAATGGTTGAAACGGATGATCCCCATATACGAATTGATGAGGGGGGTGATGATGATGAGCTTGAAATTGATGAGTTGTAATTTTACTTTTACTTTCAAATACGTATATAAATACTTCTACAATAAATATTTCATGATGAACTTGATGATTACTAAGTAATTGATATTCATGAAGACCTAATTGAACTAATTGAGCTAATTGAAATCCTTGAATTATTATAACGAATTTCTAATAATATATTAATATGAAACTACAAAAGAACTATAAAACATTTCTAACTGAAGAGTTACAAAATACAGCTACTTGAGAAGTTGAAATAAAACTTTGAGTAGCTTCAGATTCAGAAACTGGTTATCTAATAATAGAACCATGAGTTAATTCACAAGAGGAATCTATTTTCTTTCACAGGAAATTAGGTACCTCTGTTTTCTGTTATTGAGTAAATAGAGACAATCCTATATTTCATACTATAAACAGTCAAGTATTTCTTGCTAGCTCAATAGATTTATTTAATCATTACTCGAACTTTATATGAGAGCAATGACATATATTTAAATTGTCTACAAGCGATGTTATAATAAAAGGTTGAACTTACTATCTAGATGATGTTAACGTTGTTATAAACGATGTAGATACATCATTAGCATTAACTAATAAAACATTAGTTCCTAATGCTATAAATTATGTTCACATAAAAGATTGAGATTATTATATATCAATAACTGAAGACGCTTCATATTTACTAGCAACAATAACTGTAAATGCAGGGGGGTTAGTGACATCAATAGATAAGAAAAATATTTATTGAATAGGTACTAAGGGTACAACTTGATCATCAATAATTTCATGAGATCTAGTATGAGATGATTTAATATTTACAAAAGATGATGCAACAACAGTTGCAATAGTTGATGCTAAGATTGAATTTCAAGAATGAAATACTGCTTGAAACACAGTGGGGAATACAGTAGGAAATACTATTTGAAACACAGTTTGAAATACTTTAAACAATACTTTAAATAATACAGCAGGCAATACTGCAGGTAATACTGTAGGTAACACAGTTTGAAATACTTTAAATAATACAGATTGAAATACTGTTTGAAATACGGTTGGAAATACTATATGAAATACAGTAGGTACAGTACAATGGCAATGACCTTGGGTAGCTTGAACATATCAAATAAACGAATGAGTGTATTATAATGGTTCTAGTTATGTAGCTAATACTATTACAACTAACACACCACCTCACGCAGACTGGGATTTAATGGCAGCTAAATGAGCTGATTGATTATGATTTTGAGATTTCTTAGCAGATGGAACAGTTCCAATGACTTGAGATTTAAACTTAAATGGAAATGACATTATAGGATTAAACCTCGATGGAGTTAATGATGTAGCTACAACTACAGAAACCACAGCAGACATACTTATTAAAGATGGGGCTAATTGGGTAAATACTGATGTAATGACACAAGACCAATTAACTGGTTTTGCCGATAATACAAATATTACCGTAACTTATTCACATACTAATAGAACAACTACGTTAACACATCCATCTGGAACTATTACATATTACTATAGATGAGTTAAGAAAACATTAACAAGTCCTTGGATAAGTGTACCACACGTAGATGTAACGGCTAATTATTTTCTTTATTCGACAGATTGAACTAACTTTACTTGGTCAACAACGCCTTGGAACTTCAGAGATTTAATGACAGCTTATGTTCGTTTCGTATCTTGAAGTACTGCAGCTAGTTTTGCATTAAGAGAAGTTCACTGATTATTAGATACTAAGGCTCATCAAATATTACATAGTCAAATATGAACTCATAGAGTATCAGGTTGAATACTTACTAGTTGAACATATACTGAAAACACAGCTACAAATGCAGCAACTACACCTTGATTTGATAGTGCAGTGATAAGAGATGAAGATATAGATACTACTATACCAGCTTTAATAGAATGAAGTTACACACAAATGTATATCGGTGCAACAAACACTGTAACGTTTATGAAAGGTTGATTATATCCATTTCTTGAAACTTGAAGTTTCTTAAAGGTTAATAATGCTACCACTTGAGCTTTAACTGATTGAATAAATAATAGATGGTACAACATATATCAAATATTAGTTCCAGCTACTGCAGATGCAGAAAGTCAATCATTTAGAACTATATTATTACAACCACAAGCTACGCATACTTCTTTAGGGAATGCATTAATAGAAGACCCTAGAAGTTTAAACTTATGAAACTTTGCAAACTTAGCAACTGAATGGGTAATATATTCTCGTATAACTTATGTAACATCTAACGGTGATACTAACGCAGGTAAATGTAGAATAGCTACTTGATGAGTTAGTTATATAGTATGAAATAGAATGTGACAATCTCCAGTGAGTGGTTTCAATCCAACAGACCACACTGTCCTAGATAACTTAGAATGGAATTTAAGTTGACATACTGATTGAATAGATAGCGTTGCTACATTCGGAGCATCTTGAGAAGCTACTACAAAACTATTATCTGAGTTCGTACAAACTAGTTGAGCACAAACTGTTGGTTGAGTTAAAAACTTTTTTAGTAATATTTGAATTAATACTTCAACTCCTTGATATTGAGCACATGTAAATAGAAAATATCTTAGTATTAAATGATTAACAGATTGTTGAGTATTACAATTAGTTCACTGAACAGCGACACAAGCTGATTGAACCCTATTATGAATAGTTGAATTTATAAATTGAGCTTGAAATAGAAGTTGATATATAGCTTCATTTGCTAGATGAACTTGATTAGAAAGTGATTTAATTTTCAATGTATCGAATGTAGTTAAAATGACACTTAATAAGGATTGAGCTTTAGGATTATGAACTATATCTAATGCATCTGCACTATTAGATATAAATAGTACTACGAGATGATTTCTACCTCCTAGAATGACTACTACTCAAAGAAATGCTATTGCAACTCCTGCTAAATGATTAGTAATATATAACACTACAGATAATGTATTGAATACATATAACTGAACAACTTGGTGAGCCATAGGTGGGTGAGGTTCTAATCCTATATTTAGAACTTGAATACAAGGACAAATATATACTTGAATTATAGATAGATTTTTAGCTAAATGAATACAAACTATTGCTTGAGTTAAAATATCGCTAAGCTCATTACCCACTTGAGCAAATGTTTCAGTAGATATTAGAAAGAATTGAACGGCAGTTGCTAATTCAATATTTACTTCTGATACGGCAATAAGTATTACAACAGCACAGTGAGCAACTAACTGAATATATATAACAACTTGAACATCAATAGATAATTGAAGCTTAGTTGAGAATGATGTAATATATGTAGTAGTAACTTTAGTTGGTTCTACATTACCAGGTTCAGATTTAGAGGTAGTTATATATTAATTTATTTCTTAACTTAAAAATATAATATGAGAAATAAAAAAATGTCTTCTTCTATAACTAGATGAACAGGTTTAATCTGACAATATATCTTTGATTGAAACTGATTAGATGTAAACGACTGAACAAAAACTAATTTAACAGTAACTAATGCTACTTATTGAACAAGTATATTTGGTTATCAAAAACAGAATGCAGTATTTTGAGCTACAACAAGTGCAACAAGAGCGAGTTTAGCATCTATTCAAACTATTTGTTTTACTATTATACCAACAGCTAATACTAAAAATATATTTCAATATGTAACAACTACAAGTTTAGTTGCTATAAGTGCAGGTAATGCTATTACAACAACAGGACTTACAAATGCAACAGTATATGTAAACTGAACACAAACAACAACTATTATACTCAATCAAGTAAATACAGTAATAATAACACACGATAGTAAAGATGCTACAAACTTTAACTTTTGAGTAAGTAGTTATCTTTGACAATTATGAAATACATATTTTTATAATTATAAGCTGAGTGAAAGTGAGAGAAGTAATATATTTAAAACTTCTATAAGACAACTATGAGCTTGAGCAGATAATATTCTAGCAAGTGCAGTAGCTTACTATGATTTTAATTGAGATGCAAATGATGTAATAGGTTGAAATAATTGAGTAAATACTTTATGAACATTTAATTCTTCTGATATATTTTGAATAACTAGATGAGTAAATTTCTCAGCAAATAACAGACATATAATTTCACAATCAACAATTACATATCCATCTTCAACTATTTTCACTTATGAGTTATTTATTAAAACATCATCAATAACTAACTGATATTTATTATGTAATCAAGTTGCTAATTCTTCTATTGAAGTACCATTAATTATTAGTTCTTGAAAGATTGTTTTTGCAAATACGACAAGGGCAGTTACTACAAATAGTAGTATAACTTGAACAATAATAGTAAATGATTGAACATATAAACATATAGTATGAGTAAGAAATTGAACTAATTATTCTATTTATGTAAACTGAGTTTTAGATATTTCTGCAACTTGAGCAGCTCAAGCTATGACTATGTGACCACTTACAATAAATTGAAGAAATGAAATAAATCCAGATAACGCTTGAGTTCCTTGAATAGATTATTTATTTGTTAGAACTTATAGTACAGCTAAAACAGCCGATGAAGTAAAAGAACTCTACAGACTATCATCTATTAAATACCTCTATCCTTTCAGAAAGCAACTACCATTAAATTTGAGAGACTGACTGGTATTTTGGGGAAGCTGAGATACCTCTTGAACTACTTACTATGATGCTTCTTGAGCTTGAAATAATGGTACTCTTGTAAACTCTCCTACTTTAAGTAGAACAGGACAACATAAGCAATATACATTTAATGGTACAACACAGTATATAACACTTCCAAATACAAATATTACATCTAATTTAACAGTTTGAGCTTGGATAAAAACATCTACAACCTGAACTACTAAGATGATAATATTAAATTATACACAAGCTAATGACCCTACAGCTAAAGTAGCTTGATGGCAATTTAATATTACAAGTTGAAATTTTATACAATTTACATCTTGAAAATTCACTTGAACAACATTAAATACTGACTATAAAGCAGTAACCTGAGTAACTAATATATGTGATTGAAAATATCATTTAGTTGTTTGACAATGGAATTGAACTTCTTTATTAGTTTATGTTGATTGAAGATTAGAAGCAACAACAGCTTGGGCTAATGCTCC